TCTAATTTTATTTAATGTTATTTATCAAAAATAAAACTTGACATGTGTAAGTAGATATATTATAATACACACTTATAATGGAGAAATTACATGACAACATTTAACACAAAAGCAGAATTCAAGAAGTCAGCAAGAGTCATCAGTGACTATACTAATGACATGATCTTTGAACAACCTCGCGAAGGCTTAATTGCACAAGAGTTTACAACATTTGAAAACATTGATAATGGTGTGAAGAAAACTGTTATTACTAGAACATTTTCCACAAATGGCGAATATAGTGACGTTACTGCAATAAGTATTTTGCCTAACAACGTATAGGAATTTTATGAAAGAATTATGGGTAGAAAAGTACAGGCCGAATAACATCGGTGACTATGTATTCCGCGATGATAAACAACGTGGGCAAGTTAGTGGTTGGGTCCAAGAAGGAGCATTACCACATTTACTTTTCAGTGGAGCACCTGGCACAGGTAAGACTACTTTAGCAAAGGTTCTTCTCTCTGAATTAGAAATTGACAGCATGGACATACTAGAAATAAATGCTAGTAATGAAAATAGTGTTGATACTATCAGGAGTAAGATCACAAACTTCAGTAGCACAATGCCATTTGGAGACATGAAGTATGTATTGCTTGATGAGGCTGATTATATTACGCCTAATGGTCAAGCGGCACTTCGTGGTGTGATGGAAACATACCACACTAGTTGTAGATTCATACTAACTTGTAACTACCCGCAACGTATCATTCCTGCATTGCACAGCAGATGTCAAGGCTTTCATATTGAAAAACTAGACATCAAAGAGTTCACTGCCAGGATAGCAACTATCTGTATCGAAGAAGGTGTACAGATTGATTTAGATACATTGGATTCTTATAGCCAGGCTACATATCCAGACTTGCGTAAAAGTATCAACTTGGTACAACAAAATGTAGTAGACGGTGTTTTACAAAAGCCTCAGGTTGGTGATCAATCAAGCAGTGACTGGATGTTATCTGCTGTTGAATTGTTTAAAGCCAGCAAGTACAAAGAAGCAAGGAACATGATTGTTAGTCAAGCAAGGCCTGAAGAGTATGATGACATATACAAATTTATGTATAGAAACTTAGAACTTTGGGGTAACACAGAACAGCAACAAGATCAAGCAATCTTAATTATTAGGGACGGTATTAGTAAAAGTGTTACTGTAGCAGATCCAGAAATCAACTTATCTGCTACTTTAGTTGCTCTTCAACTAAATAGTATTGATGCTTAAAAAAATTAAAAAATGGTGGTTCACACTAATATACGAAGAATACGATCTAACCGTATGGTTTCATTCTGAAACAATGATTCAAGAAGATGGTGTTAAAACTATCAAACGTGTTCCTAAGCATTACAAACTTAAAGCAATTAGTAAGAAGACTCCTACACATATAGTTGGTAAAGACATGCAAAACAAGTTCTTTGAAATTAGAACTGTTGAGCCATTTGATTATAGAATAGTAAAGGTTTACTAATGAAGCTCATTCCCGAAAGTCAACTCGACAGGGCTCTCGAAATCGATAACGAAATACCCGGTCACAGCAACAAAGATATTGCCTGTGTATTATTAAATTATGTAAAGCAAACAAAACGTAACATGATACTCAATGAGTTCATGAAAACAACTGCTAAGACTACTGCATTGGTTAGAAGAGTAAGTGAGAACCCAATACACTTGCATGATATATTTGAACAGCACCCATTAGCGGCACAACAATATCAAAAAACAAAACAAGACCTAAGTGGTTATACAAACATAAACTATCATAATACCAGTCCACTTGATGTAGACATGGATGCCCTAGACAGTAACAGAGAGTATGATTTAATTTATACACTATTGCCTTATAAACTAGAACAAGCACCTAATACTACAGAAACAGTAATTAGTAAAACATTAGAATTGTGGGATTGGGCAAGTACTGATGGTACTATTATATGTGGACCTGACTATGACAAAGGTCCTGTAAAGAGAATGGTAGACTTGTTTGTTAAACAAAACAAATACGAACTAGAAACATATTTAAACACCAATTGGTCTAACCCAGAAGCAGAACGTGAGGACTACATGTTTGCTTTTCAAGTCAAAAGAAAAGGGACATAAAGTCCCCCTTCCAAAGTCTTATAACTTTACTTGACTTTAGGCATTTGCCTATTGAACAAGTGGTATAAAACAAAAGCACCTACGAGACCTAGCAATCCTTCTGCGGAAAGTCCCTTAAGGATACCCATAATATTATCTACTATACTTACGTCAGGCCAAAACGGAATTCCGTTACCTGAGAATAATACTTCGAGTACAACTCCTAGTGCAAGTACTGATAAACCTGTATGTGTAAGTGCTGACGCCCAGGCGCCAATTTTACTTATAATATCCATACAATATTCTCCCAATGGTTTTCTATAACCAACAAATATTTAAGGCCAATACTCTCCGAGTTATATAAATACATAACTTAAATACATATATAACTACCAGGTAGGAATTGATAAATGTCAAGATTTTACGAACAAAACATAGATGTTATACTAGAAATGGATGCTCTCAACAAGCATATCAAAGATCTACGACAGTATTATGAACTTGAACACATTTTTGTTGTAAGTACTCCTGCCGCTAGAGAACGTGGTATACAATCTATATTAGAAACTGCTGGTTATACAGTTACTATGTGGGGCGAACAATACGGAGACCTAACAGAACCAACTAACGATCAAATACTAGAAGCATACAAAGAGTTTGCTCACAGTGATGCTGATTGTGTGTTTGCTATCGGTGGAGGCAGTATTGTTGATTTAGGTAAAGGAATTATATTTAATAGTCTAGCAGGAACAAGACCGTTCTTTATAGCAGTACCTACAACTTACAGTGGTGCTGAAATAACCAAAGGCTTAATGATTGTTAGAGGTCCAGGTAATAAGAAACCAGTGTATGATGAGAAGTGTAGACCTGATGTACTAATATTAGATGGTACACTAACAGATACTCTACCCGATAGAACGGGTCTTATAATCGCCGTAGACGCTCTTACACATTGTTTAGAGGGTGCGGCTAGTACAATTGAACACCCTATTGCGGAAGGTGCCGGTTTGCATGGCATTAAACTTGCAATGGAACATTTACCCACAACTGAAGTTACTCCTGAACTCAGAGAAACATTTGCTAAAGTAGGCTTCTTAGGTAGTAAAGCAATGGATTGTGCATTAGGACATATCCATAATGTAAGTTTTAGTATTGGTCCTAGGACAGGATTAAAACATGGTGAACTAAATTGTTTGTTTGCTCCTGCTATTATAGAAGCAAGTTTGCGTAAACGTAACGATGCATACAGACACATAGACACAGAAAAACTATTACAAATTTTTGAATTCTACATTGATGATTGGGAACTATACCAAAGGTATTTGCCTAAGCATAGTGATCTATTTGTGGAAACAGCAATAGCAAATGCAAACTATAACAGTCATCCGGTGGAACTAGACGCAGATGACTTTAGATGGATTTTTGAAACAACATTACAGAGAGCAAAAGACTATGTCGAACAATATACTTGATAACTACGAAGATATTTTACTTGATCTAATAACCAATAACAAAGACGCAAAAATTGGTCTAGCAGAGTTTGGTAGAGGTGATGGTTCACTATATAACTACTTGAAAGATAAAGTAGCAGAAGTACATGTTATCGAAGATTGGAATCAAACTATATTCCAGGCAGATAGAAACAATTATAATGATTGTGAAAACTTAATAGAATACAATGTTTTAAGTACATATAATTTAGAAGAACAATTTGATGTGCTGTATTGCAGTTTGCCTAACTTTGTTCCTAATATGCCTGTTGAGGTATACCAAACAAGATTAAATAAAGGTTTTGCTAATTTATATAATGCATTATATGATAAAGGTAAACTAATTACAGTTGATTATAATGTTAAAAGTATTAAAGATGCAATAATAAATTTAAGTTGCCCGGTTGCAAAATATATACAAACTAATGAAGGCATAGACCCACACTTTGCATTTGAAGATTATGATGACTTGTTACCAGAGTATTATATTTGTGTAGCAACTAAACATGATTGAGCAACTAGCAGAAAACATTCTCAAGGAACCTGAGTTTAGAAAGAATGGGTTTGTGTGGAAACACATAGAGCAAGGTAGTGCTGATCCGTTAAGATCTGTTCAAAGTGCAGTAGACCGAATGAGGGAACTTCACGATATAGAAGATAATCAATTCGGTCCACTATGTAATTTAGTTTATGAAAAACTAATTAAGATTGTTTCCAAATCTTAAGGACTTCACTTACAGCAGGATGTCTTTCAATCTGAGTGTGATCAAATTCAACTAAATTTATCCTATTACTGTTAAAAGCCTTTAACTTATCTAAAAATACTTTTAGACCATTAGTTTCATAACCACGGTCATGCTGTGCCAAGTCTCCTGTTACTATCAATTTAGAGCCATCTCCTATTCTAGTAAGTAACATTTTCATTTGTTCTTGGGTAGCATTTTGCATTTCGTCAGCAATAATAATGCTTTCTTTAAATGTCCTTCCTCTCATGTAGGCCAAAGGTGCTACTTCAACTGTATTATTTTCTACTAGATACTCAATCTCTTTAGGATGATAGTATTGTTCAAATACATCAAAAATAGGCCTTGTCCATGGTGCCATTTTTTCTACTAATGTACCAGGTAAGAATCCATGTTGCTCGTCAACTGAAACTGCTGGTCTAGTAATTACAATTTTTGAGTATGTTTTATTTTTGAATTCTCTAAGTGCGTACAAAGTACTAAGAAGTGTTTTACCTGTTCCTGCTGGGCCTGTTGTGAGTACTATGTTTATATTATCATTTTCTAAAGCCGCTATAAGATCGTCTTGTTTGAAGTTGCGAGGAACTATATTTACTGATTGTTGCCTAGTTATGGTCTCGACTTGACCGCCTTTTATTATTTTCAAATAGTTATTCTCCTGGAATCTGGTTTTAAATTCTCGTTCTTTACGTTTTTTTCTGGACATAATGTACTCCTGTCGTCAGAACTCCTACCAGTATACACACCGGCATGAAGACTGTAATGTTGTGAGGGTTGTTGTTTGGTATAATTTGATATCATACTATATTACTTAGTTTGCCTATCAAGTAAATTAAAAGATTAGTTTATAAGATGATAAATACTTGTAAATAGGAACTTGATATGCAAACAGTTAAAATTATAAACGATAACATTAGAAAGATATCTGAGACTAATACGTTGTTAGATATGCTTCTAGAGTTCGAAGGTGTACTAGATCAATTTGATATGTATGCTTATAAGAACTGGAATAAAGGTGAAGTAGTTGCTGGACCTAAGTTAGGCAGATACTTTATTGAAGTTACACTAATGTATCCAGGCGAAGATATGCCTGATCCAGAAGCAATACTAAGGCTTAGAAAGAATGACTGTGAAGTAAGTTTCAAAAAAGACAAGTTACTAAAACCAAAAAAAATTAAAAGTGTAGAAGATACTGAAATTAGAGTTAGACAAAACATGCCAAGACGTGTTGCTAAAACAGAACAGCACGATATTTGGTTAGTTGAAATTAAAATGCCAAGACGTTTTGTTGACGAATTTAGTTTAGAACAAATAGAAGCCGCTGAAGATTCATATGTTGATATGGAATCTATTCAAGACGGTATGGATCAGAGTTTAGACACTCCAGCCAACATTGACGATCCAATGGCAGTACCTGGTGGTGCCGGAGTACAAGAACCTGGAATGGGATTATAATGATAAACGAAAACCTCAAACACGAAGACCTTAAAGGTGTTATATTAGACAAGATCAGCATTGATGAATTTGAACCAAAGACCGGTGAGAAAGAAGAAGTTGCGGTATTTGGTTTTTATGTAGAAGAAAAAAGTGTAGGTGATGACTTAGCAAACTTTTTAGAAAAGAGTACATTTGATTTTAGAGATGTAGAAGTTACACCAAACCCAACTCCAGAAAACAAATACATGGTGTTTATAGAAGTAGATAGAAATGAATCTATGATAGAAGACTTACAAGCAATATGTAAAGATATTAAAAATATTTCTGGTGAACTAAACTGGAAAGCAAAACCGTTATTAAGCGATAACGAATTTTCATTATCAGATCCTCAACTTACAGAATATGTAAGAATGTCATCTGAATCATATGAAACAAAAGAGGATTATGACATGAGATTAAAAACAGAAAAGGAACAAGCAATAGTAGAATTTATTTGTAATGATTCTAACGTAACCAAATGTTCCTTTGAAGAGAATGTGTTAAATTTAATGGACACTAAGAACAATATTAAGTTAGAGTTTGTTGGCTTTGGTGAAGGTAAACCCACACTAGAAGAAGCAGGACTTAATGACTTAGCAATTGATTATGATTTTGATAGACACTTAATTAAAACATTAGAGTCTATGAGAGGTGAATTAAACATTGTGCCTATAAACAGAAACATTGTTTTTCATAATCCAAAAACAGACAGAATATTAGTAGCAAGACCATGTTAGGAATGATAAAAGCATTACCTTATATGCTTGTGATTGGAGCATTGGCTTTTGGAAGTCACAAGTTTATAGTAGGTAATTTAAACGATACTATTGAGAAACAAGCAATGCAAATTGAACAATACGTTGCTCAAAATGTTGCACTCCAAACTGCGGCTCAGCAGAATGAAAACACTATTAGAAGTTTAGAAGCAGGAATGCAAAGACAAATAGAACTTACACAAGACTTAACCTTAAAGTTTAATGAAGCAGAACGTCAAAAGACTGAAGCATTGAGAATATTTAATAATCACGATATCACTAAACTTGCCAGAAACAAACCAGGGCTCATGGAGCCAAGAGCAAATAAAGCCACGAAATTGGAGTTTGAAGGCATAGAAGAGTTAAGTAGAGAGACAGCAAAATTAAATGAACAAGACAATTAGAAACATAGCAGTAGTAAGTATGGCACTAGTATTAGGTGCATGTTCAACTACTGGCGGTTATCAACCACTACCACCAGTTAAAGTAATAACTGAAACAGTAGAGGTTGAAATCTATGCCCCACCCTTACCACCAGAAATTGATTTACAAGATGTAGAATGGAAAGTAATATCTAATACACCATGCAGACCTGCAACGGGTATTGATAAGAAAACTAAACTATACACTTATGAAAGATTCCAATACGAAAAGTATACTGATGAAAAAGGTAAAGAAAGACGTAAGGTTGTAAAGGATGCTGAGGGTAATAGAATTGAACTTGAACAACTTAAAGATGCTAATGGTGAAGTTATACAAGTATGTGGTAACTTAGAGGAAAAGATCTATGAAGTAGAAAAACTACTTGATGGAGACTTTGCCGTGTTTGCAGTTACTCCAGGAGGTTATCAAGCATTAAGCACTAACCTACAAGAGATTAAAAGATATATTGCACAACAACAAGAAATTATCATGTACTATAGAGAAGCAACTAAACCAAAAGGTAAAGACGGTTGGTTAAATGAAAACAAAGAAAGACAACAAAACGATTTAGATGCCGCGGCGGCAGATAATGATAATCCAAAACCAGAAGGCAAACAGGAAACAAGTGGATTTAATTTAAATAAACTAATACCAGGTTTGACAGGAAGTAAAGACTAATGAATGTAGAAGAAGCAGTAATTAAAATTATTAAAGAAAATCTAGACATAGATAGTAAAACAGATATTGAGTTAGATGCTCACATTATACACGACCTAGGTGGTGATAGCCTAAGTGCAGTGGAAATTGTAATGGAAATTGAAGAAGAGTTTGATATTGAGATTGATGATGGTGAGGTAGAAGACCTTGAATCTATCAATGCTTTAGTTGATCTAATCAAAGATAGAATATAATTTTAAACAAACAAATTTATAGGGCATTTCGGTGCCCTTTTTCTTGACTTTAACAAATAAAACCTTTATAATATGACTATGGATTACTATGAAACATTAGGTGTGAATCACACAACCACACCGGATGAAGTTAAAAAAGCATATCGCAAACTTGCAAGTAAGCATCACCCTGACAAGGGAGGTGACCCAGAACAGTTTAAAAAGATACAAGAAGCATATGAAACACTAAGTGATCCTCAAAAGAAACATCAATACGATAATCCAGATCCATTTGCTAACATGGGTGGTAATCCGTTTCAACAAGGTGGTAATCCGTTTGGTGATATATTTGGAGACATATTTGGACATAGGCGACAAGCAAGAAACCCAGATGCAGTTGTAGATATACATATTGAATTAGAGCAAGCCTATACAGGCACAGAACAAATTATAAGAACAGAACTAGGACAGTTCAAACTTATTATACCAGCCGGTACTGAGTCAGGTACTAAATTTGTTATGCATGGTAAAGGCCCTATGAACTATGATAACTTGCCAGCAGGAGATTTAATTTGTAGAGTACATGTGCATAATAGAGATAATAATTGGAATGTCGTAGGTCAAGATTTAATAGTTAGAATACAAGTAGATTATTTTGAAGCAATGCTTGGAAGTAGTATAAGGTTTTTGCATGTTGATGGTAAACAACTTGAAGTTAAAGTACCTAAACATACATCACCTGGTAGTAGGTTAAGACTCAGTGGCAAGGGTATGCCTAATCCAAAACGTGCTGGTACATATGGTAATTTATTTGTACTAGTAGAAGTAACAGCACCTAATTTAACTGATGAACAGTTACGAAAATTAGAGCAATTTAAAGACAAGGAATTGTAAATAGTAGTATGGCAAACGAAATAGATAATATTATAACTGGTGCTATAAACTTAGCATCAGAACAGAAACACGAGTACGTTACACTAGAGCATTTAATGTATTGCTTATTAGAAGATGAGGATGTAGTAGATGTTTTAGAAACAATTGAATGTGATTGGCCAACAGCCAAAGAAGATTTAAAAAATTATTTGCAAGATCCAGAGCAAAACAATCTCATAGGAGAGAATCCATATGAGGGTAGACCAAAGAAAACTACAAGTGTAGAACGTGTAATGCAACGTGCATTTGCACAGGTTATCTTTAGTGCTAGAGATCAAATAAACACACCAGACTTATTTGTCAGTATACTATCTGAAGATGATGCTATGGCAAAATATATTTGTGAATTAAATGGTATCGATAGACTGTCAGTAGTAGAAGGCTTAACTAAACGTGTATCACAAACTGGTATGCAAGAAGCAGAAGAATTTTTAATTGACTTAAACAAGAAAGCCGCTGAAAGTGAAATAGATCCACTTATAGGTAGAGCAGAAGAAGTAAATGATATTGTACATATTCTAGCAAGGCGTAAGAAGAACAATCCAATACTAATTGGTGAACCTGGTACAGGTAAAACTGCCATTGCAGAAGGACTTGCATTGAAAATAGTGGAGGGTCAAGTACCCAATGCTCTTAAAGATAAAACAGTTTACAGTCTAGATATTGGTGCCTTACTTGCTGGAACTAGGTATAGAGGAGACTTTGAAGAACGTATTAAAATAGTATTAGAAAGCCTAGAAGAAAGAAACGATGTTATTATGTTCATTGATGAAATACACATGATAATGGGTGCCGGAAGTGCTGGAGGTAGTAGTGTAGACGTTGCTAACTTGTTAAAGCCTATACTTGGCAGAGGTAAACTACTTACTATGGGTGCTACAACTAACGACGAATATAGCACACACTTTGAAAAAGATAGAGCTCTAATGCGTAGATTCCAACGTGTAGATATTGAACCTACTAACGTTGAGGACACTACAAAAATTATTATAGGATTAAAACCGTACTTTGAAAAGTTTCATAATGTAAAGTATACAGATGATCTGCTAGAAAAAAGTGTTGACTTAGCAGACAGGTATATTAAAAATAAATACTTCCCCGACAAAGCAGTTGATATTATAGACGCCAGTGGTGCAACTGTTAAACTAGCAGGTAGAGAAGAAGTAGTAATCGACGACGTGTTGAATGTTATTAGTAAGATGAGTAATATAGGCAAAGATGTTATTGATATTGATAGTACTGAAGGATACAGAAGTTTAGACAAGCGAATTAAAACAAAAGTATTTGGACAGGACGAGGCTGTTGATCAAATAGTAGAAGCAATCTTTGTTGCAAAAGCAGGACTTAGAGAACCTAGTAAGCCAATTGGTAGTTTCTTATTAGTAGGCCCAACTGGTACAGGTAAAACAGAAACAGCAAAACAATTAGCACAAGAACTAGAAAGTAAACTAATACGTTTTGATATGAGTGAATATCAAGAGCGTCATAGTGTAAGTAAACTAATTGGTGCTCCTCCAGGATATGTTGGACATGCTGAAGGTAAACTAGGGCAAGGACAATTACTTGCTGAAGTAGAGCAATATCCTAATTGTGTATTGCTACTAGATGAGGTAGAGAAAGCCGCACCAGAAGTATTACAATTATTGCTACAAGTAATGGATGATGGTAGGCTTACAGGTAGCACAGGCAAGACTGTAGACTTTACAAATGTTGTATTGCTTATGACCAGTAACTTAGGTGCCGCTGATGCTGAAAAACTTAAAATTGGTTTTGGTGATCAAAAGAAAAAGAACACAGATATCAAAGCAGTGAATACTTTCTTTACTCCAGAGTTTAGAAATAGAATAGATGCTACAATTAAATTTAATAAGTTAGGCACAGATGTTATTAAGAAAATTGTTAAACGTCTAGAGGATGAACTAAATGTGCAAACTAAATCTAAAGGCATCAAAGTTAAAGTAATGGCTAGTGCTGTAAAATATTTTGTCGAAAAAGGATACAATCCTACAATGGGTGCAAGGCCTCTTAAAAGATTATTTGAGAGTGAACTCAAGAAACCATTAAGTAAGAAAATGTTATTTGAAGATTTAAAAGATACTAAACTAAGGATAGAGTATAATGACGGCATACAAATTACAACTGCTGAATAAAAAAGATTATCCGCAACTAACTCCGTCTGATAAAGTATATTATTCTAAATATCCATATAAAGTAAAACTCAAAGATAATATTGTATTTTACGATAGTCAACGTTGGTCTGAGATACTTGATTGGTTTTATCCTAATAACACACAACATGCTAGTATTAGATCAGCATTCAGCAGAATAGTATACTTAGATTCTAAAGAATTACTAGATGAGTTTATACATTTCTTTGCAGATCAAATTATTACTATTAGTGGTCCTGTTTCAAAAGCACATATTAAAATGCTACAAACAAAAGTAAATAAAACTGCTAGATATCAAGAGTACGAAATCAGACAACAAAAATGGTTTAGAGAATACGACACTAAAGTACATTTCTTTCTGCCTTTTTATCAAAACACTAATTATAGTGTTGGAAGTGGATTCAGTAATTATCAAACAAGAGCAGAAGAAGTATATAAAGCATTAGAAACAGCAACAAATGTACTAGAAGATTTTAAAGTATATGGTTCTGTGCGTAGAACTAGATTTATATACATGCAAAAAGAAGAATTAGAAGATTTAGAATTGTTTATAAAACTAAAACACCCTGGTATTACATTGCTTAAAACATCTTGTCTGGTAATTAGATGAAATAGATAAATAGTAGTATGCCTATAAACAGAAAAAGTATATTAGTACAAAGCGGAACAGGAAGTAATATGAACCTTACTACAGATAAAGTAGAGGGCGACAGTTACTACGGTTACAGTGATGGATTACATACAATATCAATATCTTATAATGCTTTCAAAGGTAGAATTTATTTTGAAGGCACATTATCTTTAGATCCAACAGAATCAGATTGGTTTAAGATACAAGTATTTGGTGGTGTAAGTGCCGCAAGTGGTGGTTACAAACAATTTCCTGCAACAGGTACAGCCGGTAAAGACGGTGTAGAAGCATACAATGTAACAGGTAACTTTACTTACTTAAGAGTAAAGATGGATCGTAGTTATTTAGGTGATGGAACTACATATGATGCCGATTACGGTGCTCTCAACTACATTAGACTTTCCGCTTAACGCCTAAAATTGAGAAAAGTGATAAATACTGCTATATAGAAGGCAGGATTTAATCATATGGCAATTAGCTCAAACGACAACGTAATTTTTGATCTCAGTAATATTCAAGACAATCAGGTCTTGGTTTACGATTCTGCAACTGGAACATTTAAAAACGAAACATCTGCCATTAGTGCAAACGCATCTGTAACAGGATTAGGTAGAAACATTGGTAGTACAGGTGTTGGACTTTACAAACAAAATGATAGTCAATATTTAGAGTTTTACAAACTAGACTCAGGTAGTAACGTAACATTAAGTTTAAATGATAACGTTTTAACAATTGACGCAGTTGTAGGAGTAGGCAACACATCTATTGCGGACGGCAACTCAAATACAGTAGTTGTTGTAAACGACGGCGGCAACGTCATATCTGGTAGTAATAACTTACAATTCGATGGTACTACACTTTCAGTATTAGGTGCCAACAATAATGTATCTATTGCAGATGGAGTTATCACAGCAAGTAATCTTGTAACAACAAATTTCTCAATAGCAGGTGGATTAGCATTTCCTACAGTAGATGGTAATGCAAATCAAATACTAGCAACAGATGGCAACGGACAACTAACTTTTATAAACAACACAGACATTACTGGTAAACTAGATAGTTTAACATTTAATGCTCACGTGGCGTCAGCAATAACTTCCGTATCAGACCATGCTCCTGCTATAACAAACCTATACAATTTAGGTAACAGTTCAAACAAATATAGTCAAGTGTTTGCTACATACTTTAGAGGTGAAGCAGACGTGGCCACTAATGCAACTAACTTAGGCTCACACCCAGCGGCAAACTATATGTTGGCGGCGAATAGTTATAGTTCAACAGAAATAGATGCCTTAATAGCCAACGTAGATGTTGCAAATACATCAGGACTAATAAGCAATATTACTGTAACAAATGGTTCAACACCATATAACAGTACTAAAGTAGACCTCAGAGCAGGTGCTAACATTGTACTTACTACAGATGTAAACGCAGAAACAATTACTATTGATTCAGTTGTGCCACAAGCATTTGCTTTTGGTAGACTCACAGACGGTAGTAATAGTGTAGTAGCAGACGGAACTTTAGACACTATCACATTCGAAGGTGGTGCTGGTATTGATGTTACTGTAGGCGAATTAGACAAGGTTGTTATTACAGCAACAGGTGATGCCGCGGCAAACATCAGTGGTAGTAGTGTTGCAGATCTAAGCGACATAGGCAATATTAGTGGCATAGCAGACGGACAAGCATTGATATGGAGTGCGGCTAATAGCAAATTTGAATACGGAAACGTATCAGCAAGTGGTACCACACAAAGTTTAACTTGGGATAGTGCGAACAGCAACCTAAGTATAAGTGGTGGAAATACAGTAGACCTAAGTACACTATTAGATGGCAGTGATCAAGCACTAAGTTTATCAGGTAATATAATTACTATTAGTGGTAGTAACAGCAATGTAGACTTAACAACAGCATTAGGAAACGTAGCAGGTAATTATAGCGACAGTAATGTTGCTAGTTATTTGAGTGCAAATGGTTACAGTAATGTAGATGTAGATGCACAAGATTTAAGCATTACTGGAAATGTTATTAGTTTAACAAAACAAAGTGGTAATGTTGATTTAACAGAATTAGTTTATGCTAATACAAAAGTACAAGCATATTTAGATGCACAAAGTTATGCCAATACAGCATACGTAGATGCATTAGAAACAAGAATTTTAGGTGGTGCTAATGTAAACTTAGACAGTTTAGCCGAAGTGGCAAATGCATTAGCAAACAGCAATACCGAATTAAGTACAGTAGCATTTACAGGTACTTACAGTGATTTAACAGGTAAGCCTAGTCTAGCATTAAGTGGTAACACTTACTTAACACTAGATAGTGCTAACATTGACCTTAGTAGTGTAGTAGGACAAACAGGAGCTCAGGGACCACAAGGTGATACTGGTGCTACAGGACCTCAAGGTGCTACAGGACCACAGGGTAATGTAGGACTTCAAGGTGATGGTAATGCCGGTGTAAGTTCAGCAACAGTAAACGGTTCAGGTAACTTAGTAATAACATTAAATGACAGCACAACTTTAGATGCTGGTAATGTTAAAGGAGCGGACGGCTTACAGGGCATACAAGGTAATGCTGGTGTTGGTATAACAAGTACAAGTTTAGTAGGTGGTAATTTAGTTCTTAACTATTCAAATACTTCTACACAAGACGTTGGTAACATACAAGGCCCAACAGGTGCTCAAGGACCTGCAGGTAGCGACGGAGCAGATGGTGTACAACTTACAGACTTTAGTGTAAGTACAGGAAGTGCAAGTGGAAGTGGCTCATTATCATACGCAAGTGGTACTGGTGTATTTACATTTATACCACCAGATTTAAGTTCATACTTAACAAGTGAAAGCGACAACCAAGACTTAACACTAAGCGGTAATGTAATTAGCCTAAGTGGACAGTCAGGCAATGTTGACTTAACAACATTATTAGCAAGTAGTGGAGGTGCTGGAGACATCACAGCCGTTACAGCAGGAACAGGTTTATCAGGTGGTGCCACAACTGGTGATGCTACATTAAACTTAGCAGATACAACAGTTACTCCAGGTACTTATGGTAGCAGTACACAATCAGCAAGAATAACAGTCGACCAACAAGGTCGTATTACAGATGTTACAACCCAGGCTATCTCCGGAGGCGGAGGCGGTGGTGGTGGTGCCAGTGTAGAGTATTTCAAATTAAACTATACCAGTGGTGGAGCAATTGATACAAGTGTAGGTACAGGTGGTATTTCCAATATTAGTACAAGCATAGGTAACGTTACAGTAAATAATAGTGCGTCAAACAGTTGTGAAATAGTTGTTGACTTTGGTGGAAATTATAATTTCCCTCCAACAGCAATTATGGCATATGGTTATAGTCAGTCAACAAGTGAATACAACATTAAGCATATGACTCAAAATACAGTGAACACAACATTGAAACTAGATGGTTCAAGTGATCCTCACGGTAATTTTGGGACTGCTAATGTTACAATGAGTTTGACTAGATCAGAAGTAGGTGCAAGTAGTTCCTTTGGACAATCTTCACATGCTTGGATATACTTTACAATGGGATCGTAATAGATGGCTGAGTCAATATATAATAAAAGTGCAACAAGTACATTAGACATTTACAAACCAGCAAAGGTTTTACAATGTTCGGTGACTAGTGCTACAGGTGAATCATATTGGCCACACAACGATGGAGAGGGTGACCCATGGTGGCAGTCCTCAAGTAGTCCTAAGTTTTATCAATACTCAGTAACGTTTACAGTTACAGCACAAAATCACGGTTCACATAAATCCAGAGACTCTAGAGAATACAATGGACTAGATGTATCAGTAGGCGATTGGCTTGCTGGTTCTCAGGATGGTAGATGTATGCAGATAGTAAGTGTTAGTTCAAAGTCTACTACAAGTGTAACATGTATTATAGAAGATGTATTAAGATACAATACATTTAGAAGTGCAACTGGTTCACCAATTTTTAGTACACCAGGTACAGCAATCTTATTTACATTAAACGAATCAGGTAAGCCTTTACTAGATCCACTTCCAGCAAGTGTTGTTAGTTCAGACTTCTTCCCTAACGTTACAAGTAGATTTGAATACATGAATCCTGCTGAGAACTTTAGATTAGAAAAGACAGCACATGGTTTTGCTCGTGGTGATGTTATTGTAGTAACAGAAAGCGGATCATATGAGAAAGCAAATGCAAGTACAATGGCAAGAACAATTGGTGTTGTAAGTGTATCAGGTCCAGGACCAAACCAATTTATGGTCATGCCTCAAAATAGAATAATAGATTTCAATCCTAGTCTACCTGGTAACATAGGTGACTACATATACGCCGATACAGATGGTGATTTAACTGCAACTGAGACGGGTAAAGTTGTATTCTTAAAGATTAAAGATGCAATATCAAGTGACGTAGTAAGTGGTAATGCAAGTGCTGTGGCTAATGCTAACAGCATATTAGAAGTAAATGGTTCTAATGTAACATTTACTGGAGGTAATACTACTGTTACAGCACAAGATTTTAATAACCATACAGCAAATACATTTGTAAGTGCAAGTTTAGTTGCAGAACCAGGCACACTTACAAGTGTAACTGATACATATAACTACGGTTTATTAGGTGGTTACATACCATTTAGTGGTAATATTGATACAGGTGATGGTAATGTTCTTATAACTGTAAACAGCGATGCTAGTGGTAGTGGTTCATATGGTTCTGGTATTGCTGATGCAACTGATATTAAGAATGCCATTGAAGCAGGTAATATTGCTAACTTATCAGTGAGTGTTTTAGGTAGTGGTGAGATTAGACTAACTGAAGCAAACGGAAATGCAATGACACTATACAATGTATCAGGTGATGCTCAAGGTAATGTCAACATGTTTGGTCCAAGTAGTGTTACAGGATTACCTTTATCATCTAGTGCAACTACTGGTAACTTCTTAAAACTAATTAGAACAGATGGTGGACCAATTGACTTAGAAGATCGATACGGTACACCCACAGCAGATTTAGATATCTATAGTGTACACAATGGTCAATTCCCATTAGGACTTTACATTGAACACGGTGTTAGAAGTGGTGGTGTAACAGTTGTAAATGATATCAGTGCAAGAAACAGTTTAACAGCACAAGGTGGCGACATGGCTTATGTTGTGAACGCAGGTGACAGTGAATGGGGACTATTTATATTCGACGGTAGTAACTGGATAGAAGTAGGTAACCAAGATAGTGCGGCCACAGATGCTCAAACAATGAGTTACACATATACTGCTCCAGGCAGTGGCTTTGGTGGAATAGAAACTATCAATTTAGATAATATATCACCAGGCTGTAGAATTATAGAAGTTGCTGTTGAAGTAACAACAGCCTTAACTAACTATTCAGGTGGTACTGCTCCTACTATAGAAGTTGGTACAGCAAGTGACTTAAATGCGTATATGGATGAAGATGCAAGTGACTTAGAATCGATAGGTGTGTACTCAGCACAACCTAACTATCTTTATCCTTCAACACAAACTACCGACTTGGCTTTGAGGGCTCGTATTAGCCATAGAAGTGCTACTATAGGTGCGTTTACTTTAACAGTAACTTACGTTTAATACTCATATCTGATAAATATACTTAGAATTGGACTGTCATTAGTCCAATTTCATGCATGAAAATAATCCTATAGGAGTAACAAATGGCGAACATTAAAAACTTTGGTATTAAAGGTGTAGCCTCCGACATTCAATTAGGTAAAGGTGGTGGATTTTTCGTTTACGATAAAAGTAACGGAAAATTCCAAGTTAAAGATTCAGGGTCTTCATTAGAAAACATTGAATTTGCAACTGTTGAAGCGGGTACATGGAACGGTACAGCAATAGGCGTAGCCTATGGTGGTACTGGTTTAACAAGTGTAGCCCAGGACAAGATCATTTACTCGAACGGAGCAAATCAATTTACTACCGCAGATATTACAGCATTTGGTTTAGGCCTACTTGCAGACGCAGACGCATCAGCAGGTAGAACATCTCTTGGTTTAGGTAATATAGCAACTCAGGCAAGTAATGCTGTAGACATTGATGGCGGTGCCATTGATGGTGCAGTTATTGGTGCCAACTCAGCGGCGGCTGGTAGTTTCACAACTATCAATGCCTCTAGTACTATCACTGGTAACGTAACAGGTAACTTAACAGGTACGGCGGATGACGCTGATGCTTTGTCAAGTGCAGTTACAGTTGCAATTTCAGGTGATGCTACTGGTTCCGCAACATTTACAAATGCTGGAGACACAGCAACTATCTCAACTACACTAGCCGCTTCAGGCGTTAGTGCTGGTTCATATGGTAGTTCAAGTGCAATTCCAGTTATTACTGTAGATGCAAAAGGTAGAGTTACTGCTGTATCAACTGCAACAACAAGCTCAACACTTACTATCGGCGACGGTAGTAGTACTGATACTGTTACAGTTGGAACAGACACTCTAGCATTTGTTGGTACAGCCAACGAAATTGAGACTGCTGTTACTAATAACCAAGTACAAATTGGTCTTCCAAGCAATGTAACAATCGGAAATGATTTAACAGTTACTGGAACATTGAACTCAGACGATATTACGTCTAGTGCAATTAGTATTGCGGGTGATGCCACAATCACAGGTAACTTAACAGTACAAGGAACACAGACAACTGTAAATTCAACTACAGTAGAAACTGCTGATGCAATCTTCAGAGTAAACAGCAACGGTGCAGACACCGATGTTGGTTTTGAAGCAAATGCAAACGGCACAATCAAGCAAATTCTTTACACATCAGTTGGTGATGAGTGGGACTTTGGTTCAGAAAATGTAAAAGCAAGTACGTTCACAGGTGATTTAACTGGTGACGTAACTGGTACAACAAGTAGTATTGCTAACCATAGCACATCTGACTTGTCTGAAGGTACTAACTTATACTTTACAGCCGCTAGAGCAAGAGGTAACATCAGTGTTACTGATGCAGGTGGTGATGGAAGTTTAGCATATGACTCAGGTACAGGTGTTATCACTTATACTGGTCCTAGTGCGGCAGAAGTACAAGCACATATTACTGGTGGAACAGGCGTAACTATTACATCTGGTTCAGTAGCAATTGGACAAGCAGTTGGTACATCTGATAACGTATCTTTTGGTACGGTAACAGCAGACTTAACTGGTGATGTAACCGGTGATGTAACTGGTGATGTTACAGGTAATGCCGATACGGCAACCGCTTTAGCAACAGGTAGAACTATTGCAATCACTGGTGATGCAACTTATACATCAGGTGCTTTTGACGGTACAGGTAATGTAACTGGTAACTTAACATTAGCAAACAGTGGTGCTTCAGCAGGAAGTTATGGTGGCTCAACAGCAGTACCTGTACTTACAGTTGATGCTAAAGGTAGAATAACAGCGGTTAGTACTGCGGCTATCTCTACTTCATTCACATTATCAGATGGTAGTAACACTCAAACAGTTGCTGGTGGAGACACTTTAACAGTTGCTGGTGGTACTAACATTACTTCAGTTGTTGGTGCAACTGATACAGTTACAATAAACCTAGATGCTAACCCAAGTGTTACATCTATGACTGCAACTGGCGCCGTAACAGGTGGTAGTTTAACTGACGGAACTGCAACATTTAGCAGTGGTGCTTTAAGTGGTGCTACTACTGGTGGATTCAGTGGTACAGTTACAGCAGGTGGTTTTACAGGTGACTTAACTGGTGATGTAACAGGTGATGTAACAGGTAATATTGCAGGTGCAACTGCTACTATGACTGGTGCAGTAACTGGTGGTAGTTTAACAGATGGTACTGCTACAATTACTGGTGGTGCTATGAGTGGTGCAACAACAATTACAGCAAGTGGAAACGTAACTGCAGGTAACTTTGTTACAGCAGGTGACGTTGGTACAGCAACTTTAACAACATCAAGCGATGCTGTTATTGGTGGTAACTTAACTGTAAATGGTACTACAACTACACTAAGTTCAACTAACACAACAGTTGAAGATACATTGTTTGAATTGAACTCAGGCTTATCAGGTGCTAATGCTAATGACATTGGTATATTGATGGAAAGAGGCTCAACAGGCGACAACGCATTTATGGGTTGGGACGAAGCATCCGACTCATTTAGATTTGCAACTACAGTTGAAACAGCAGACGCAACAGGTGATTTAAACTTATCTGATGCAGATGTACACGCAAAAGATATCACTTCAAGTGGTACAGTACAGTTTGTTGATTTAAGTGATGGTTCAATTACTATTGCAAACTTTATTGATGACGACACAATGGCTACAGCAAGTGCAACAACAGTTGCAACTTCTGAATCCGTTAAGGCGTATGTTGATACTAAGGTTGCGGCAGTTGATGATACTGTATTAAGAGCAACATTCACAGCGAATAGCAGTGATAGTTCTTTTGTAATTGGTACAATGCCAAACACATCAGGTAGAACTTACATTGGTTCTAAACTAACATTAAAAGTCACAACTGGCTTTAGTGGTGATTCTGTAGATGGCATAGTTGTAAACGACGGTACAAACGACTTGATGGCAGTGGCTCAAAACGATCCAACTATCACAGGTGTTTATATTGTTGATTTAGGTGCAGAGGCTATAACAAGTGGTGCTACAGTAAGTGCATCATTTAAACAGTCAGATGGTAGTACAGCAAGTACTCCAACTGCTGGAGCCGTAACAGCAACAGTTGAATATCAGTTCTTAACTTAATCTTAGAATGGTAACGAAAAAGCAGGCTACGGCCTGCTTTTTTTTGGCTAAATATTGCTATGGATTACTTACACATAAACGTTGACATGACATTTATCAATGCTCAACGTGTAAACGACATAATAATGTTTACAAAAACAAATCAATATAAAGGCCAAACACTAGTATTTCAAAGTTGGCAAGAGCCTATTGATAGAAGTAAGATACCATTGTATAAAAAATTGTTTAAAGAAACAGAACACATAAACAAAATTTGGTTTGTGCAATATGATTATGCACAAGAAGATTGGATACAAGACTATGACTTTGTAACCTATTTTGATTTCCTTGCATACCAAATGTACCGATACAACTCAGATCATAATACAAGTTGGAACTACAACGCAACAAAATTTTTATGTCACACAGGAGTACCGCATAAGTTTAATCGCACAGTTTTAATTTATAATCTATACAAAGAAGGCTTACTAGATAAATGTGAATACAGTTACCCTGCTTTATCAAAAGAAGTGCAAGACTCGTGTAGACCACTACTACCTAACCTAGAACACAATGAATTCTACACATGGGTAAATGAAGTCTGTAAAGAGGCTACAGTTGATAACTACTCTAACGGTAATCCTCATGATGATTGGTTATGGGGTATATCTCTAGAAAAAGAACTTGCTGAAAATATGCTGTTTAATGTCACAGTAGAGACTTGGTTTTGTGAAATACAAAACACAATGCCTTTCTTAACAGAAAAAACTTGGAAACCTGTGATGAATAATTTACCTTTTATTCATGTAGGAGAGCCAGGCTCATTACAAAAACTAAAAAACTTAGGCTATAAAACATTTGACAATTACTTTGTAGAGCAGTATGATGATATCACCGATCCAATAATGAGAATGAATGCTATTGTAAATAACATAAAACATTGGCATACAAACATACTAGATTACAAAGATAGCATCAAACAGGATGTTGAGCATAATTATAATCATTTTAATAACAACATACAGAACATGATTGAAAATGTAAATGCTATAGATGATATAGATTTACTTGTAGACTATACTTTAGAAACTCTTCTAAAAAATAAACCGGATTTAAGGTTGACATCCTAGATTAAATTTGCTATCATACTTGTATGGTAGATAAAAAGACCCCAAAAAATAATGTAGTTGATATATTTTCCGGAAGGCTAAAGTCACCTAAGCCTACAGATATGCAATGGCAATTATATGTACCGCCAGACTTTACTGAAGATGATATGAATCAAATAGATTTAGAGGATCTTGCTACCAAAGTATCATATTGTGATACACAATGGGAAAAAATATATGAGTACACTAAATTCATTGAAAAAGTGTCACATCACATGAATATGAGCATGGATATAGACAATCTTAAGTGGTTAGAGGCTGATTTATTGCAAATTTTTGTAAAATTAGTGGATAAAAAGGTTGACCTTTGACCCCAAATTTAGTATTATATATGCATAGTTTGAGAATAACACATTACGTAGGAGTAATTATATGGAAACTTTACAAGTAAGACCGTCCGAGACAAAGCCAATTGTACTTCGTGCAATGAAGGCAAAACGTCCTATATTTTTATGGGGTTCACCGGGCATTGGTAAATCAGATCTTATTCAGCAGATTGTTGACTCAGGTGAGTTAGGTAACGCATACATGATTGATATGCGTCTTGCTCTTATGGAGCCAACTGATTTGCGAGGATATCCTTTTAGGAATCCAGAAACAAACACTATGGAGTGGGCACCAGCGGCAGACTTGCCAACTGAGCACCTTGCTTCACAATACGATACTATTGTATTGTTTATGGACGAACTTAACTCAGCACCTCCTTCAGTACAGGCGGCGGCTTATCAGTTAGTTCTCAACAACAAAATTGGTCAGTATTCATTGCCTAGCAATGTAGTAATTGTTGCCGCAGGTAACAAAGAAACTGACAGAGGTGTTACATTCCGTATGCCTTCCCCCCTTGCAAACAGGTTCCGTCATATCAATATGGATGTGAACTTTGAAGATTGGAGCATTTGGGCAACGGATCACAAAGTACACCATGATGTAATTGGTTACTTGACTTATGCAAAGGCAGATTTGTTTGACTTTGATCCTAAGACAAGTTCACAGGCATTTGCTACTCCTCGTTCTTGGAGTTTTGTAAGTGAAATCCTTAACACTGAAGGCTTTGATACTGCTTCAGACTATGAGCAGAAGGCAGAGATTGCCGGTGCTATTGGTGAGGGTATGGCTATTAAGTTTTGTGAGCATAGGAAGTATGCTTCTAAACTACCAAACCCAGAAGATGTACTCAATGGTCAAGTAAAGAAACTTGATATCAAAGAGAAGTCTGCTCAGTATTCATTTGCTATTGGACTATGCTATGAACTAGCAGAGTTGTATAACAAAGGTGATGAGAAACTTTTTGATAAAGGTGTTGATATGTTCTTCGACTTTATCATGGCAAACTTTGAGCCTGAGTTAGTAATCTTTAGTGCTAAAACAGTACTAAGCGATCATGACATTGACATCAAGCCTCGTAAACTACAAGGTAAGAAAGAGTTTAAAGATCGTTACTGGAAGTACTTATTCCCAGGGAAATAATTATAAGTTTAAATCTGTTACTGTCCTACATCGTTACTCCTACAACCTATCAGTAACAGGTTTCCCCCTCTCTTCGGAGAGGGGTTTTTTTTGGATTTTATTTGTATAGGTTGGCTAGGTATTCACCTAGAGGACGATGACACCTTAGGTCAATATGGTTAGGACTATGGTCTTTACATTCACCAAGATCTACATCTATTGAGTATAACGGTTGAACATATTCATTTGATATTTCTAACCAATCAGTAGATTGCCAATGATCAAAATTTGATAGATTTATTAAAGTTTTTACTTTATGGTAGTCACACATTCTTGCTATGTCACCTATTATTATTTCACTGCGGTTTAAATCTAATTGCTCGTCTGTTAGATATAATAAAAAATTGTTGTATGCATTTTCATGGCGTTCTGATCTCATGCTTATGTGATGGCCTTCTGCATGATGACTGAGATATCTTGGATGGTAAGGCTCATACACATAGTTTGATTCATCTGGGTTGAAGTGAGATTCAATAGTGTTTGCCGCAAAGTCTGTTTCTTCTACTGTGGTATCTGGAAACATGTATCTATTAGGACTAGTAGGCCAAACCATGATGTGTGTAGCATGTAACACCTCTATAGCATACTTTACTTGGGCATGAATGTACATGTTGCACCCAGCACCTCTGCCTAATGTTATAGCCTCACAACCTAATACTTCACCCATTATCAAAGGCCATTGAGATTCTGCAGGCCAATGTGCATTTATACTAGCAAAACTATCCCCACAAACCACTAATTTCATGCAAATATTTATAAAAATACCAACTTTTTGCCAGAAAAAGTGGAAAAAAGGTTGACCTAACCCACCAAATTTAGTATACTATGTACATAGTTTAATAAAAAGGTAGGAGATTTTATGCAAACATTAGTAATACACACCCAATACAGAGAGAACTATGCCGCTCACAATGATGATTATGAGCATGGTGTAAGTGAGGCTCACTGGAAGTTCAAGGGTGGTAGCACTTATTTTGTAACGGACTTAACTCCCGGGCAAATCAACAAGATTGCTCAAGACGGTATCCCTACCTTAACCAAATTGATTGAATACTCAAATGAGGCTTCAGAAGAATATATCCTGGATTGGGAGATACGTGACCTTGGTAAAAATGGCGACGGCAAAGGTCCTATTTGCGAACCATGGGAAACTCCAATAGAGTTTTATTGGAAGATGGACCGTTGGTTATGTCGTACCCATCACACTCCCAATCCTGAATATAGCCATTGGAACCGTGCCATTATTGGCAAGGCAGAGCAATGGATTCCTTTAGAGGAGCAAGGTAGGTCAGACTACAAATGTCAGTACAAGACTGCCAATGGTTGGTTTGATATGCACTCTACTCAACTTAAAGCAGAAGTTGAAGAAGCCAATCAAGCCGCTTAACTTTTGGTTGACATTATCATTATAATAAGTATAATATATACATTAGGTAGGAGAAGTTTATGGACACATTAGAAGTAAAACAACCAAAGATTAGTAGCGATCCTAAAGCCACATCTCATAAGGCGTTGGAAAGTATTCCACCTACAACTCTTAGCAAGAAAGAAATTGAAGATCGTTTAATTTCTGCTAGGATTTCCATGCTACTTAATTGTCCGTTCTATGGTAACTTGGCTTGTCGTCTTGAGATGAAAGACGCAACTGATTGGTGTCCAACTGCCGCAACTGATGGCAAATACTTTTATTACAATAGAGACTTTGTGTCTGCATTGTCAATGGGTAACCTTGTATTCCTTTGGGGTCATGAGGTAGAGCATTGTGTATATGATCACTTTGGTAGACGAGGTGAGCGTGATCCTATGCTTTGGAACATTGCAAACGACTACATTGTAAACGGAGACCTTATTGAAGGTAACGTTGGTGAGAAAATTACACTTGTTGAAATATGTCATGATTACAAGTATCGTGGTTATACTTCTGAGGAAGTATATGCAGAGTTATTCCAACAGGCTGAAGAAGAAGGCCGTGTAATAAATGTATCTACACTTGATGTACACTTGGATATGGAAGACGGTGATGACGAGGGTGCTGGTACTAATGCTAATGCACAAGAAGGCAATGCAGAAAGTAAAGGCAAAGGTCCTGCAAAATATACTGCTGATGAAAAACGTGCTATCAAAGAACAATTTAAGAACGCAACTATCCAAGCGGCAAAGAGTGCCGGTGCTGGTAACTTGCCAAGTGGTGTTAAACGACTTGTAAGTGATCTAGTAAATCCTCAACTTAGTTGGAGAGAACTATTACCACAACAAATTCAAAGTGTAATTAGAAGTGATTACAACTTTAATACTCCTTCACGTAAAGGTATTGGTGAGGGTATTTGGATGCCAGGCTTAGACCGTGAGCAAACAATTGATGTTGCTATTGGTATGGACACATCGGGTTCTATGACAGATGATATGAGCCGTGATATCCTTAGTGAAGTAAAAGGTGTTATGGATCAGTACACAGATTTTAAAATACACTTGTTCTGCTTTGACACTGAAGTACACAATCCACAAGAGTTTACTGCTAATAACATGGACGAGTTTATGGACTACGAAGTTATGGGCGGTGGTGGAACCGAGTTTGATGTATGTTGGGAATACATGAAAGAAAATGGTATCCAACCTAAAAAGTTTATTATGTTTACAGATGGTTATCCTTGGTCCAGTTGGGGCGACGAGTCATACTGTGACACATTGTTTATTGTACACGGCGGAGGGTATGGTGGTGAGAAACCAGTAGCACCTTTCGGCATAACCGTACCATATGAAAGAGAGAAGTAATGCTAGAAATAATTGGTTTCATTGCATTGGCGTATTTATTTTTTAAATTTATGCCTACAATTTTAGAATACATATTTAAGTTTGCAGTTATCTGTATAGGCTTTGTTGCATTCTTAATTGTTTGCAATTGGATTTTATATCACATATGAACATAAATGAATTGTTTAGTGTAGAAGGAAAGGTTGCAGTTGTTACTGGTAGCTCTAAAGGCATTGGTAAAATGATTGCAACCGGTTTAGCAATGAATGGTGCTAAAGTATACATTACTGCTAGACATGGTTCAACTCTACAAAAAACACAGGCCGAACTGTTAGAAAAATACAACGCAGATGTTTATGTTATTTCTTGTGATTTAAGCACACAGGATGGCATTGACACTTTGTATAATGAAGTATGTGCTAGAGAAGATAGCATAGACATTCTAGTAAACAATGCCGGTGTGGCTGGTGGTGAGGACTTTGATTTGTTCTCTGAATCTAGTTGGGATAAGGTAATGGACCTTAATGTCAAAAGCATGTTCTTTTTAACGCAAAAGTTTAAGAAATTACTTAAAACAAATGCAACATCAAGTGACCCATCTAGAGTTGTAAACATTGGATCAGTTGCTGGAATAGTAAACCCAGGAATCGATACATACGCATACAGCACATCTAAAGCCGCAGTACATCATTTAACAAGAAGTCTTGCAGGTAGACTTGTTAAAGAAAATATTTTGGTAAATGCTATTGCTCCAGGACCATACCCAAGTGACTTACTTGGACCAGCAATAGGCTTCAATTATAGCATGGTCGAAGAAGCCAACCCAAGAGGTAGGATTGGTACACTAGAAGACATATCTGGTCTTGTAATATTTCTATGTTCGAGAGCAGGAGCATTCACAGTTGGTGAAACTATTACCTCTGACGGTGGTGTAACTAAAACAACAGGACATTGGAAATGATTAAAAAATTTAATAGACTTACTGAAGATGAATTTGTACTGCTGAAAGGCACAGACAAAATGGTCAATATGATTAGCAACAAATATTATACTGAGACACATGAACTAATCGAATGGTTAGATGATAATGCTATAGGTAATTTTTGTGTAGTAAAACATCTTAAAGGATGGATTCTATATTTAGAGATGCTAGAAGATATGTTGAATGCTAGGCAACTTTGCGAACCAGTTTCGGAACCAGCACCTGCCATCCATTCGGTAAATATCGTTGATGAAACCAAATACTAATCTATGGTCCTGTAATGAATGGGATCCCCTCAAAGAAGTAATAATAGGAACGGCCGTAGACGCCAACATTCCACATGGTGATCTCAGTCATCACGCAACAAACTATGCTAATCTAAGTGCTGAACAGTATGCACAAATGCCTAAGGGTAGATACCCAGAGCATGTATATACCGAAGCAGAAGAGGACTTAGACGCATTGTGTAACGTTCTAAGCAACGATTTCGGTGTAAAGGTACATAGGCCTAACCTGAATGCTGTGGACTTTACAGCGAACGTTAGCAACGGCTTATGGGACACAGACCAATACGAAGCATACTGTCCACGTGATAGTGTTACTGTGATAGGTGACAAAATCATAGAAGGTGCTATGAGTTTGAGAGCAAGGTATCATGAAACCTTTCTATTTCGAGACCTCTTTAAAGAGAAGATGATGGGTGGTGCTAATTGGTTACAGATGCCTAAGCCACGTTTACAAGATAACTTGTTTAAAATACAGCCAGGTAGAGACCCAAGTGTAAACAACAATGAACCTATACTAGACCCTGCTAACCTCATACGCATGGGTTATGATATACTGTACCTTATATCCAATACAGGCAATGAGATGGGTGCTAGGTGGTTACAGAACGCACTAGGACCCGACTTTAGAATACATACTATGCATGACTTATACAGTTGGGCACATGTCGACAGTACAATTATGCCACTGAGACCTGGACTGGTAATACTAAATGCCAGTAGGGTAGATGCTGATAAGGTTCCTGAGATATATAAAAATTGGGATAAGATTTGGTACACAGAAGAGATGTGTGTAGGACAACCATGCTTGGAAGACTATGCTCCAGCAAGTAGTTGGATTGGCATGAACGTACTCAGCATAGATCCACAGCATGTACTTGTACCAGATGACGAAGTACATTTAATGAAAGCAATGGAACAGAATGGAATAACACCTGTACCTGTCCAAATGCGTCATATGAGAACACTAGCAGGTGGTCCACATTGTGTGAGCCAAGACTTAGTTAGAGAAGGTAAACTTGAACAGTACTAAAAATGTTTAAATGTATATGTCATGCTGTTAGAGAACATGAAACGGATCGCTATCATCTCATAGGTACCAAGTGCGGTAAGTGTCTTTTACACCCTTTACCTAAAAAAAAGCATAAAAAGTTTAACAAAAAACACACTAAGTTATTGAAAAAACAGCGGAAAATAGCATAAATATTAGGTTGACTTAGCAACACATTTTGCTATAATATACAGTATGAGTAACGGATTTCTAGTAGTAGGTGACGTTCATAACGAAGTCACAATGATGCAACAGGCAGTAGATTTTGCTACGGCGGCAGACCTACGTTTGGTGTTTGTGGGCGACTTGGTAGACTATGGACCAGAGCCATTAGCAACTATTGAACTTGCAAACAAGTTAGCAGACACTACTGATACCGTTTTCATAGAAGGTAACCATGATAACAAAGTTGCTAGATTCTTAAAAGGTAACGACATAACTATATCACATGGTATGCACATTACTGTAAATTTACTTAAAGAAAACAAACAAGCAGGTGAGATGTTTAACAATGTCTACAGCAAAATGGTTTCATTCTTTAAAGTAAACAATACTGTAATGGCACACGGTGGTGTACATGGTGACTTTTGGACTGGTGATACAGAAAGTAAAAATGTTAAGTCTACATTCTTGTATGGACAAGTAGATAGAGAAGCAGGGTTTATAGAACGCAATGGCATGAACTATCCTCACAGAGTATACGGATGGACTGATCTTATTCCAAAAGACCACAGGGTTATAGTTGGACATGACCGAAGTCCGTTTGAGCCAATACCTCAATTTGATTCTAATATAAACAAAATTGTGTTTAGAACCAATGAACTAGGTGGCGAAGTAGTGTTTACAGACACTGGTGCTGGTAAGGGTGGATTTGTATCAGGTGTTATTTTAGACCCTTTAGGAGCAGTACTTGACACCACAACGTTCAAAAACTAGCCTTTTTTCAGGCGTGAGCAAATTAAAACCCAATAAATATATCAGTAACATTTTAAATAAATGGAGAAATAAAATGGCAAAGAAAGATAAAGTTAAAGCAACTACAGAAGAAGTTGTTGATAACGCAGTTGATACCGGTGCTGGCGAAACTGAATTCACTGGTGAACAAGGTGCACCAGAAAGTATTTCATTAGTAGATTTAGACCGAATTGCACAAATTATCGATTTAGCATCTAGCAGAGGTGCATTCAGAGGTAACGAACTAGCATTTGTTGGTAACCTATATAACAAATTGTTTAACTTTTTGAGTACTGTAAAGGCTCAACAAGAAGCAAACGCAGAAACAGAAGGTGAAGAATCACCTCAGGAAACTGCAGGAGAATAGTATGGCACAATTATTAAAACACGTGGGCTTATATGGTGAAAAACCATGCGTAATAGTTTTTAGAGAACTACCAGAAGAGCCAGAAAATGCATTGATTTGCATTAGCAATAGTCTTGAAGGACAATTACATGATGACGTTATGTCAGTAGTTGACAGTCAAGAAGGACAAGAGTCTAACAGCATCAGCGACGTTCTATTTAGACGTAGACTTAGCGACGGTGAGAACATGTTAGAAGCATTACATAGTAGAAAGAAACTTACAAAGGTTCCGACTAATATGGTGACTCTAACTCCTTTACCAAACCAATCTGTACCTTTAGACGAAGTAAACAAAGAACTAAAACAGATTCAAAATGGTAGCAACCCTGCACTTAAAACTGAAACAGATCCGCAAGTATTAGAATCAACAACTACTACTGCTGATATGTTAGGTGAGTCTGTACCAGAAGGTGAAGACAAAGACGCAGTTGCTAAAAATCTTTTAACTCAAGCAGAATTGTTAGAAGAAGATGCAAAAGCCATTATGGCTGATGCAGAAGCCAAGAAAGCAGAAGCATATAACATTGCTCCTGACTTGGCACCAAAAAAAGGTCCTGGCAGACCAAAGAAAGTAGGTTAAATACTACAACAAACATTTAACTCGGTAGGAGAAAGGGTGTCGAAACACGACGTTAAGATTTTGTTGGTTGCAAAACACAGCAAAAATAAAAAGTTTGAGTCATTACTTAAGGAGGTCTTCCCCAGTGAAGTTCCAGTTGAAATGATAGATAACATACTGATAGATTTCGTAGACGGCACACAGGCTAAGATGGATCATAGCGAACTCAAACATCCTTTGCCAACAGCACCCAATAAGACATGGGCCGCTTTGATCCAAGCCTTTACTAACGTAAAGCAAATAACTATCGTAGTTGATGTAAACAAAGTAGAATCCACAGTAGGTGGAGAAGTATCTAATATATTAGATAAACATTTCAAATGAAAATAGCAATTACCGGACACTCTAGTGGACTAGGTCAAGAAATAGATGCTATTGTTGACTTAACCATGGACTGTACCGTAAGAGGTTACAGTAAGAGGAATGGTTGGAACATTGCAGAAGACGATGGCGAAAAAGTAATTGCTGATATATTAGAATTTGATCCAGACATTGTATTCAACAATGCATATTACCCAGGTATACAAAATAGAATACTAGATAGATTGTATAACGAATGGTCAGACACCGACAAAGTAATAATGAACACTGGTAGCATCAGTGGGTACTTAGGTCCGATCATTGGTGATGAACCTGACTATGTTAAAGATAAAAGAGCATTAGCAGAGTATTGTATACTTAACAGTTTTAACTATAAAGTAAATAACAGTTGCAGGATACAATGCATTAGTTTTGGATTTATTGATACTCCATTGTTGAACCTATCAAAGGAAGATAATACACCAAATATGATATCAGTAAACGATGCCGCATTCTTAATGGTAGATACAGCATTCAAAGAACAGCCATTTTTAGTACCTGAAATGGTAATAAATCCCATCCAGCATGACGATGTTATGCTCAAATACTACAAAATAGCCACAAAGAACATGCTAAAACACGTGGCTAGAAGTAATAGAAACTTAAAATCTAAGTAAATCAAGCACTTACAACCAAAGTTTTTGCCACTTTTTATGGTTAAAAAGGTTGACCTGACCCCCGTATTTTGCTATAATATGTACATAATTTAAATAAAAGGTAGGACTTATGATATTAGATAACGAAGTAAAAATTGCAGGTGAGACAGTTCGCAAAGAGCGTTTTGGATTGGCATCTATGAACGATGACCACAAAACATTTACTGGTGATGTTCTTTACACCTCACAGAAAGGCAACAACTTCTCAAAGAGCATTGAAGAGAAGTTTGAAGATACTGCTCAGGTAGATGGATTGACTGTTTGGAAATCAAACGGAGCAATTCCTTTTGCAGACATGCTATTGGACTTTGTTCAAATCGGTGGTATTACTTTGGAGCAGGCTGAGTTCTCTATTCTTCAAAGACAGAAAGACGATTCAGCATCATTGGACACTCTTTACAGAGCAGAAGATGGTAACATTTATTTAGGCGAAGGTGCTTTGGATTATAGAGACGAGCGTCTTACAAAAATTAAGGAGGCAGTATAATGTTGACAGCAGAAATTCATCAACTAGCAACTCGCAACGCCGAGATTGCAACCAAGAACTACATTGACACTAACGGAGAACATCCGTTCAACTGTGGGTTTGCTTGGGTATCAGCAGGTATCAAAGGCAACACTAAGATCGGTAAAAGTTTTATCGCTCAAGGCTTTAAGAAAAGTTACACTGGAGGATACCAAATTTGGAATCCAAGTGGTAACTACACTCAAGACATGAGTGCAAAAATGGCAGGCTGTGAAGCATACGTTGAAACTGTAGAACGTTACTTGCCAGAAGTTAAACTGTATGCAAGTTCGAGGTTAGACTAATGCCAAAAAAGTATATCATTACTGACATCGATGGTGTTGTATTAGACTGGGAAGAAGGCTTCTCAGTTTGGATGGAACATCATGGTCACCAATTAGTTGAAGGTTATCAGTTCAAGTATAACATTGGTGAAAGGTATGGTATGACTTATGAGGCTGGTAGCAAATTGGTTAAGCAATTTAATGAAAGTGCCGCAATTGGCTTTCTCCCTCCACTTAGAGATGCACAATACTATGTAAAAGTATTACACGAAAAGCATCAGTATAAGTTTGTTGCTCTAACTAGTTTAAGTTTAGATCCTTATGCTAAAGAACTAAGGACCAGGAATCTTAAGAAACTAATGGGCGAAGCATTTGAAAAAGTAATTTGTCTAGACACTGGTGCAGACAAAGATGAGGATCTTGAAGCACTATCAAAAATTAAAAAGTACCAAGGTGCTTGGTGGATTGAAGACAAGCCTGAGAATTTACTTGCTGGTACTAAGCAAGGGTTCAGAGGTATACTAATGGAGCATGGACATAACATGCACAAAAAAGTCGATGGATTTGTTGCCAAGAGTTGGGACGATATCTATCAACATGTTATTGCAGAGGATAAAGGAACTGTAAAGTATGAGCGATAAAATGACTTTTACCGCACGTGAATTGATTGCAATGTCAGTTGCAGTTGATCGCTATGTTGGAGGTTATGTTAAAAGGCATGAGACTGATAGGGAACATCCTATTCGTCATATGACTAACTTTAGTTACTTAATGGGTGTTGCTAAGAAGCAACCTAATGCTAAAGATATTGAAGTCCTAGACGAAGACTACATAACTGCTGACCAAATTATTGAATACTTTGAAGGCTTGATCTTTAAAGCAATGGAACGTAATCTTAGCGAATACGAAGAGAAGATTACTGAGATTATCCGTGCAGATGATCTAAATGTTAGAGGCGGAGATAATAGGATTCCTATTGTTCCTAGCCTGCCTAATGTGTTTCGCAACAACCAAAAGCATGATGTATGGAGCGATGAAGAACGTTCTTTGCGTAAAGTTTCTGACTTTGTTGGTACTATTAAGACTCGTGGAGACTTTGTAGGTACTGTAAAGCACGTTAGAGAAATGCGTAGAACCAACAGTTTATTGGTTGCAATTCTCACAGAAGATAACAATATTATCAAGTTTTTCTATGACTTATTCCGCGATAATACTATCAGAGACACTCTTAAAGTGGGTAATACCGTTACATTTAGTGGTTATGTAAAGGCACATGACGTATCTAAGTTTAGCAAGTGTAAGGAGACCTTCTTAAACAGAGTCAGTATCGACAAAGAAGATAAATAGTAATATAACTTAGAACTAGTCTAATAGGCTAGACAGTATTACATACTGAATCGGAGTATATTACATATGGCAGTCTTTATGAATGCCAAAGGTACATCAAATACCGAATTTATGTTTGGTAAACGTGGTGGTAAAATCTTTGGTGGAACAACGACTCCAAGCGGTGCGGCAATAGGCGACTTATGGTTTGATAAGTCTAATAGTGCTCTTAAACTTGCTGGAGGCTCAGAAGGATCAATTACATGGTCAAATTTAACCGTTCAAGGCGGTTCAATCACCACGGCTGACTTAGAAGTCACAGGTAATTTAACTGTCAGTGGTACAACAACTACTCTTAACACTCAAACTCTTAACGTAGAAGATAACATTATTGTATTAAACAGTAACTTTAGTGGTGCTGATAATATTGTTGATGCTGGTATAGAAGTTGAAAGAGGGGATGAAACCAACGTAACATTCCTATGGGACGAGTCAGAAGGTGAATGGACATTAGGTGCTGAAGTACTTAATGCTGGTGCCTTTATTGGTAACTTAACAGGTGATGTAACAGGTAATGTACAACCAAACGGTGGACCTAATAGTGTAACTGCTAATACTTTAACTGCTAGTGCAACACTAAACGTTACAGGAGCAACTATAACAGGTCTTAGTACATCAAGTGTAAGCGAAGGCTCCAACAAGTATTACACAGACGAACGTGTAGATGACAGAGTAAATGCTCTTATCCAAGGTGGTAATGGTATTACATCTACATACAATGATAGTGCTGGTACACTAACACTCAGCAGAGACGCAGACTTAGAAATAGGTGATTTTGTTGATTCAGCCTATATGGCTACTGGTGAAACTTGGGCAGATGACGATAGTACATTTGCTACAACGGCCGCTATTGCAGATAGAATTGATGTACAAATAGCCGCAAGTGATAGTGCTGTACACATTACAGGCAACGAAACTATTACTGGTAGCAAAACAATTAGTGGTGCTACACTAACTCTTACTGCAAACAGCACGTTAGACGTAAGCAACGCAACTGTAACAGGTGCTAACAGCGACAGCATTAGCGAAGGTTCAACTAACTTATACTTTAGTAATCCTAGAGCAAGGGCGGCTATAAGTGTTACAGACAGCTCAAATCAGTTAGCATACAATAGCAGTACTGGTGTTATATCATTTACTGATGCAGGTTCAACTGCTGGTGGTAGTAATACTCAAATACAATTCAATGACGGTGGTGCTCTTGCAGGTGACTCAGACCTAGTATTTGATAAGTCAACAAACAGACTTACTGTAACAAATCTTACAGTAGATAGTAACTTTAATATTACATCAGACTACGGAACTGTAGCAGAAGCAGTAACAGTTACAGATAGTTTTGGTGGTATTGATGCTGATACCAGAGAGCCTACACCACATGCTAATTATACTGTGACTGAAGCAGGATCAATTACTGGTATGGTTGCTGGTGATATGATATTTGTAAGCAACGAAACTGGCGGTGCTACTATGGCTTTCTATGATGGTACTAACTGGCGTAGAATACAAGACAGAGCAGTAATAAGTTAAGCCTTAAACCTCATCATTAAACTATTCCTAAAGTCTCCTTCAGCAATATTTGTAGGTGCTTGATGCCATGTGCCATCAAAGTTGGGTGCAATAAACATACAGTTTGGTCTAAATGGTAAGGTTCTAACACATTTAAAATGCTCCTCACAATCCTTTTTAACCATATGCGGTCCACTTGTACCAGGATCTTGTACTGTGTGTTCTGATAGATTGTCGCCTATGTATTCATATAGTTTGCTACCATATGCTACTTGGCTCATATCTTTAGGCAAATATATTAAACAACTAAGTGTAAAGACTGTGTCTTTAAAAGCATCTGTGTGTATATCATCTATCAGTAATTCACTAGAGTCTTTCCAAAATCTTGTAGTAGGTAATACTTCCTGTCCTTCAAACGATAAACCAAACTTATTAGCAACTACATGAAAGAACTTGTTTGCCATTTTATTAAAGTATCTAATATCTGCTTGGGACTCATTATCCATATCTAAAGCATACTCTATTCTATTACTAACCTCTAACTCTATTGGATCTTGAATCAAGCCTTCAGCAGTATCAAACTCTGTAAACTTTCTATAGTCATTTGTTTTAAGTATCTCAGGTACAAACATATGGGGCCATGGGTCATTGAGAACTTCGCTGTTCTCAACTTGGTTTATCATATGATTAAATTGATTTGTAATATCCGTAAGCATGTTTTCTTTCCATTTGTGTGTCTAGTATAGGACTGCTATGCCAAGCATGTATAGAACGTGGCATAAAATATACCAGTCCGCTTGTAAAAGGTAATTGATCTATGAGGTTGCAGTCTTGTCTTATCAAACTCTTATCTAGGTCTGTTTCGTGTTCTTTAGGCTTCCAAAATTGTGTACCATAGTTTCTTAATGAATCGTCAGAGGGTAAGTATAATCCAAATGTTATATCAAAGTCTTTGTGATCTATGTGTACATCATTGACACGGAACCTTTCTGTGTCTTTCCATAACCACATGCTAGTTTTGTATTCATGTTCTAAACTAAACTTGTCTGCTATAGCACAACGTACATACTCATTGTCAAACACTAACTCTAATAGCATTTGATATGCAGGATCAAAGTTCATGTCCTGTTGTAGCCTACCTTGTACTTCAATATCGTACATGTCCTCTGGCCAATTATCTATTAGGTTATCAAGTAAGTCTGGGTGTATAAAGTTTTTAATTACTAACTTATGATTACTTACTTTAGCATCTCGTATGCCTTTGAGTGCATATAAAGTGTAAGAATGAAATTGTATTTCACCTATGCTTTCTACCATACCACCTTCAAGCAGTATTGGTAGCCTTGGATACCAAGGTTCCATATCCATAGGTATATGTGTACAACTATTCATTTGTCCACATATCTTACATTTTATTCTGGGATAGTCTGGATCGTATTCCGTTGGGTGAAAGGGTATACCGTTACTGTTTCTGGCCATTTAAATTTCTACTGATGCTTCAAAACTAAATTGCATCTCATCAAATAAATCAAATAATTCTTCTGCAATTTCATCACCCTCTTCTGGGGTAATCTCTTCGTCTAAAACAATCTCGTAAATATATAAAGCACCTTGATCATCTTCATCTGTATAAGATATCACATCGATGCCTACTTTTTCTTTACCATCGTCGTAAGCAATTAGCAGTTTGGTTGCAACTACTTCTTGTACTATATCAAAGTACTCGATTACATCATTGTCCTCGAGTTCTTCTCTAGTAACTATTCTTACGAAATGCTTTGTAAACATATTTGATCCATAATGTAAGGGCTCTGGGCCCTTACTTTAACTTATACTTATCCGGTTTTTACTGTTTGCCGAATGCTTTTCCGGCTTCTGCAATACCGAAACTACCTAAACAAACTACAACAAATGATGTGTAAATGGTATCGGAAATCTTTAAATCCATTCCCCAAAAACCTGTTACCAAGTCTACTGTACCAAATGCTAACATCATTATAAAAGATGCAAAACCAATGATACTTTTCTCATTGATATCGTTCTCATCTCTAAACAATGCACCAAAAGAAAACTTCTCTTTGGGCTTTGCGGCCGCTGTAGCAATCTGTAATTCTTTAGAAAGTTTTTCCATCTCTCTAATTTTGTCTTGAGCCTCATCTAGTTTCAAGACCATTTCCGTGTACTTTGCGACGTCAATTTCAACGTTACCTTGACTAATTTTTTTACCTTCTTCGCTCATCGTTTCTCCTACAAAACTCTGTTACTGTGTATATGTATTTATCATTATCTTTGCCTAAAAACTTGACATTACAATCTGTTTGTGTATAAGTAGTTACTGTAGACAAAAATATATTACTCAATGGGTAATGTAGGTTTGGGACTACAAAACTATTAAAAATTATAATCTATAAGGTTATAAGTGTTATATGGAGAAAACAATGAAGACACAATTAAAAGTCTTGAACTCAGACTCTAAAGAAGTTCAATCCCTAGATAATTTTGCTAAACAATTCCGTTTTTCAAAGTTCACAACTTCAAAAGATATGTATGTAGGCACAATGTCTGCAGATGAATGGATGGTTTTTCCAACTATTCCTATCAATAGAGAAGTAACCCACAGAGTAAACAATGTACGTTGGGTACAAGCAATAGACAAACAAACACCTAGTGTTATGAAGATTGCATTAGTATATGTTGATAAAGATATCAATGTTCAAAAGGCTACTAACTTTGCAGAAGTAGAAGAAGTAGTTGTACAGAAAGGATATTATATCCTAGATGGTAATACAAGAAAACATTATTATATTACATCTCCAGATAAAAAACCTACTTGTGATTTCTTAATTGAAATGTATGTTGCTAGGTCTGAAAGAGAATTAGATGAGTTGTATTACAGTTATGATAATCAGGGAGCAGTTGAAACTAATGCTCACAAATTAAGTGGAGCATTTAGATTGTTTAACTTACAATTTAAAGCACCTAGATTACAAAAAGGTGGTATCATTACAGCACTTAATATTGCTTACCCTGACAAAGATGAAACAGATTTATTTAAAAAAGTTGCATACTTTAAAGATGAACTTTTGTTGATGGATAAATTGAATGTATTTGATCCAGCAGTAAAAACTATTACAAACTTTCAGGCATTTTGGGCAAGTTGTTTGATGATGGCAAAGCAATATGAAGATACAATTTACATGCAACAAGTATCAGATGCTTTAACTAGATTTGGTAGAACTGATAAAGGTGTAATAGGAAAGCAAGTAACAGAAGGAACTTCAAACGGTTTTGATGGCGTCACTGCTATATGGAACCTTTGTTTAAACTATGCTGGAAATCCAGAAATACATAAAATTTGGAAACAACCAAATGGAGAAACATTCGAAGGCACATTAAAAAGTACAAAACATGCGAGTGTAGTTCCTCAAATGGATATTATACTAGACTTCTTGGATAGATATATTAAAGGTAAAAAGCCTATAAAAAATCAACCTGATTGTGAAGGAACATATAAGTTTATTCAAAAGGAATTATTTGAGGCTCTTTACGATGAGTAAAAAAGAAACAACAAAGCACTCTTAGGAGTGCTTTTTATTGACATTGCCTAAATAATCATGTATAATTGCTTACAACGGTTAAATATATACACTTAAGGAATAACACATGGCATTTAATAAAGTTTTTAACGAAGAAGAAAAAGCAAGGCTAAAGAAATTAGTACAAGAAGGCGATCAAGTATTATACGAACTTGATGCACTTAACGAAGGACTCAGAGATACTGTGAAAGCAATCGCAGAAGAAATGGACCTCAAACCTAGCATTTTAATGAAAGCAATTAAGATTGCTCACAAGGCTAAGTTTACAGACGAAAGAGATAACTTTGACGAACTAGAAACAATTCTAGAAACAGTTGGCAAGACTCTTTAATTTTATAAGTATAATTGGTATTGCGTCAGCCTAAAGTGATGCTTGGAGATAGATATACATGAGTTACGTTGATGCGTTTCATGACACAGCAAAGGACAAGATCCTCGTATCTGAAAGAGTAGATGGTAAGAGACATATTGTTACTCTACAACCTGAATATAATTTTTATTATGCTGACCCACGTGGTAAAGCAAGAAGTGTCTATGGCGATCCTGTAACTGAAGTACGTTGCAAATCTCTAAAGGACTTTAGAAAGAACGTAGCAATCAATAAGAAAAGCGGAAAGATGTTTGAAACTGACGTCCGTCCTATCAATAAAACACTAGAAAAGAATTATCTCAATGCAGAGATACCTAAACTACATACAGCATTCTTTGACATCGAGGTAGACTTTGATCCTGTAAAAGGATTTAGTTCACCTGAAGATGCCTTTATGCCTATTACTGCAATAGGTGTATACTTAGACTGGATGGATGCTATGGTATGTTTAGCAGTACCACCTAAAACATTAGACTGGCAACAAGCACAAAGCATTGCAAGTAAGATGCCAGAAGTAATGTTGTTCAAAGACGAAGCAGAAATGCTTAACACATTCCTCACACTAATAGATGATGCAGACATACTAAGTGGCTGGAACAGTGAAGGTTATGATATACCTTATACTACTAATAGAATTATCAAGATACTAGGTAAAAGCGAAACAAGACGTTTGTGTTTGTTTGGACAGTTTCCTAAAGAACGTAAGTTTGAAATGTTCGGTAGCGAAAGACAGAGCTATGACCTCATTGGTAGAGTTCACTTAGACTATTTGCAACTGTATAGAAAATACAACTATGAGGAACGACATAGTTACAGACTAGACTTTATTGGTGAGATGGAACTAGGTGAGAAGAAGGTTGTGTACGAAGGTAGTTTAGATAGACTATACAATCATGACTTTGAACGTTTCTTAGAATACAACATTCAAGACGTGTTGTTGATTGCTAAGATGGATAAAAAATTACAGTTCATTGACTTAGCGAATACTATTGCACATGACAATACTGTATTACTTCCAACCACAATGGGTGCTGTAGCAACTACAGAACAAGCAATTATAAACGAAGCACACTTACGTGGCTTCTGTGTTCCAGACAGAGATAGACGTGAGAAACATAATACACAGGCCGCTGGTGCTTATGTGGCTTTCCCTAAGAAAGGTAAGCATGAATGGATAGGCAGTATGGACATAAACAGTCTATATCCTAGTGTGTTTAGGGCATTGAATATGGCTCCTGAAACTATTGTTGGACAACTTAGACCAGAGTTCACAGACGAAGAAATAGAAAACAAACAGAAGTTAGATAAACTATCGTTTGCTGATTCATGGCTTGGTAAGTTTGGTAGCAATGAATATGAAATGGTAATGGCTAAAGATGTTGATACCGTTATGAAACTAGATATGGAGGACGGTACTAGTGTAGATGTTACTGGTGCTGATGTATATAATTTAGTATTTCACAGTGGTCAACCTTGGAATATTAGTGCTAATGGTACTATCTTTAAAACAGACGTACAAGGTATTGTGCCAGGACTATTAGAGAGATGGTATGCAGAAAGACAAGAGTTACAGGCTAAAAAGAAAAAAGCAACCTCAGATGCTGAGAAGGCTTTCTATGATAAGCGACAGTTAGTTAAAAAGATCAACCTTAACAGTTTGTATGGTGCGATACTTAATCCAGGCTGTAGGTTCTTTGACAAACGTATAGGACAGAGTACTACACTAACAGGTCGTGCTATTACAAAACACATGGGGGCAGAAACAAATAGAATGTTTACAGGAGAATATGATCATACCGGAGACACTATTGTCTATGGAGATACAGACTCTGTTTACTTTTCCGCTGTTCCGTCATTGCCGAATGATGTTACCCTAGATATGCAAAGTGCTATCACATTGTATGATCACATATCAGATACAGTTAGTGATACATTCCCACAGTTTATGAAAGATAGTTTTAATGTTCCACTTAAGATTGGTGGTGTTATTAAAGCAGGTAGAGAAGTAGTTGGTAAGAGTGGACTGTTTATTACTAAGAAGAGATATGCTATCAAGTGTTTAGACATAGAAGGATATCAACCTGAAGGTGGTAAACTAAAGATTATGGGTATGGACATCAAGCGAAGTGATACTCCTGAATTTGTACAGGACTTCCTTGAAGAGATACTAGACTCTGCACTAGAAGGCATGCCAGAGAAAGATGTTATACAAATGATAAAAGACTTCAAAGCAGGATTTAAAGAACTAGAACCATGGAAGAAAGGTATGCCTAAAAGGGTAAACAACTTAACCATGTACACCAAAAAGTATAGAAAGCAAACAAACATGCAGACTAATACAAACATATACAAATTGGAAAAACTAAAAAGCGAAAAAGAGAACAAAATGATTCCTGGGCATGTTAAGGCAAGTATAGTATGGAATGACCTTAAGTATGTAAACGGTGATCAATACAGTTTAAGCATTATGGATGGTGCAAAAGTTGTAGTATGCAGACTAAGAAATAATCCTATGGGTTATACAAGTGTTGCATATCCAACAGACGAACTAAAGATTCCACAATGGTTTAAAGAATTACCTTTTGATGAAGAAGGTATGGAACAAGCAGTTCTAGATAAGAAGATACAAAACGTGTTAGGCGTACTTGGATGGGACTTGTCTAGAGCAAATGATAGTGAGGTTATGGATAATTTCTTTGAATTTTAATCGAAAAAAAACATGAGAATTTACTTGACTTTTCTAAATAAGTGTACTACAATATACAGAATAATATTCTACGGAGAAATAAATGGCGAACAATTATATTAAAGATTACTTCAAAGATGTACTAAGACATACCCATAGTCTTGGTGTATTTGAAATGGTAAAGATCAAAGGCACTACTGAACTTACAGAGTTAGAGACTGTTGACGCAGATAAAACTGTAATTCTTAAAGGTGAGAGTGTAAACCCTGTACCCGACTTTGCAGAAGCAACTGTTGGACTAAGCAGAATGAGTGTGTTAGATGGATACTTAAAGTTTCCTGGCTTTGACAGTGAAGATGCAACTGTTGAAATACAAACACAAAATAGAAACGAAGAGGATGTACCTGTAGAGGTTGCATTCAAAAGCACAGAAGGTACTGATGCTAATTATAGATTCATGTTAGCGGATGTAATCAACCAGCAACTTAAAGACATTAAGTTTAAAGGTGCTGAGTTTGATGTAAACATTGTGCCTTCGCAAAAGAATCTAAAAGACTTAGGATACTTTAACAGCATATTAGGAACATTTGAGGGTAACTTCAGTCCTAAGACAGAAGGCGGAGCATTGTATTTCCACATTGGAGATGGCGGTAGCGACAGAACTAAAGTACTAATCAACAACAATGTTGATGGTGAGATTACTAATGACTGGAGTTGGCCTTTAGACATTGTGTTAAAGATTCTTAGACTAGGAGATAACAGTAACTTAGTGATGAGTATCAACAACCAAGGACTGCTACAAATTAAAGTAGACAGTGGCTTAGGTATTTACACATACTTACTTCCAGCAAGGAGATAGCATGAACGAATTAGCAGAAATTTTATGTAGAATGTCGCAAGAGCAATTACACGAGTTCGCCAGAGCATGTATGGACAAAGGCATTGCTATACCATTAGAGTTTGCACTACACACAGAACAGTTAGATGCTGACTTTGATTTTATTAAAGAGAGTGCATAATGGATTTAGGTAAAAGACAGTTAGACTATGCTGTATATTTGCCAGCCATTAGTAGTTTCTATGTAAAGCAATTAGATAAGATTCTAAACAAAGACCCTGCTAATAGTAGAACGCCTGCAGGATTTGAATATGGCAACGAAGGCTTAGACTTTTTAAAAGCAAAAGACACATACTTCCATTATCCATATGGACTATACTCAGCCGGTCATGCTCACTTAGACATTGCTAAAAGTCACAAAGATGAGCCAATGATACAGGACAGAGATAGAAACGAATGTAAAGTAATACTAGGAGACTCAGGTGGTTTCCAGATTGCTACAGGCGTAATGAAAATGGATTGGGACAACGCAAAAGATCCTAACGATCCTGCTCGTACAAAGATGTGTGAGAAAATATTACGTTGGTTAGAACACACAGCAGACTGGAGTATGACATTAGACATTCCGGCCTTTGCCGCAGTTGAGCCACTAAGCAGTAAAACAGGACTAACAGAATTTAAAGACACATTAGATATTAGTTTGCTTAACTTACATTACTTCACAAGCAATCGTGTACCTGGAGCAACTAAGTTCTTAAATGTATTAAGTGGTACTGACGAAGCAACAAGTAAAGAATGGTACGAAGCAGTTAAAAATTTTAGTGATAAAAACTTTGTTGCACAGGCTTATGGTGATGAGAATAGAACACTAGAAGGATATGCATTCGCTGGTATCAACATGAAAGACATGAGTTGTGTACTAAACAGGATGCTAGACTTACGTGAAGATGGTTTACTTGAAGGCAAGGATTGGATACACTTCCTTGGTACAGGTAAACTACAATGGGCATGTTTCTTAACAGCAATACAAAGACAGTTAAGAATACATGATAACCCTAACATCACATTAAGTTTTGATGCCGCTAGTCCATTTGTGAATACAGCATACGGACAAACTTATGCACACAATTTCTTTGAGCCAGGCAAGTTTGGTTACTTCATGGACAGAGCATTTGATCAACAAGAACTTGTTGGTAGTGATTTGCCTGCTCCGTTTGGACACAGTCCTGTAATGAGTAGACTTACAATGGGTGACCTATGTACTATGGGTCCAGGTGCACAAGACAAGAATGGTAACTTCAAGTTTAGTGAAGGACAACCACTTACAGACAAGCATGGTGAGCCTAAACTAGATGAACAAGGCAATCAACTATATGCAGAACGTGATAGCACTACATGGGACACACAAACATATCTTTACTATATGGGTCATAGTGTATTCAATCACATTGATGCAGTACAAGAAGCAAATAGACTTGCTGATGTAGAAGCATTTAGAGAAACATTAGATTATAAGAACTGGAGAAAGCCTACTAAGAAAAGCAGTAAGGCACAAGAAGTATCTCCATATGTTCCTGCTAATATTTTATACTTCCAAAAGTTTGCAGAGGATTTATTTGATCCTAGCAATCCAAATCCAAGAGGTATGATAGCAGACCATAGAGAGTTCTTAACACATATAGGTTTCGCTGGAGAAGATGATGGCGATAACGAAGAAGTAATGGATACATTTTTTGAGTTTTAATTATGAGTATATTAGATAATATAAAATATTATGCAAACAAAAGTTGGTTGCTAACACTAGACTTTATAGATTGGCACAAAGACTTTACAAATGATATTGCACACAAATACAATTTATGTCCTTGGGCAATAGGCCTTATAGGTTTTGCTAAAGGTGTGTTAGTAGTATTATTATTGCAGTGGTTATTTTAAAATGGAAAGAGAAGGTTACACAGACGACACTAAGTTCTTCATAGGCACAGAAGTAGAGCATACTCCTGCTTATGGACAACGCACATTGTTTGTTATTGGCTTACAGAATCCTAAAGAGATATTAGCAAGGGCATTGAATAACAACTGTCCTCACATCTACTTAGGTGCTAACATGAGTTTTGCACCCGAGACTGCACAGGATTGGAAAGACTGGGAATACTTAGCCACAACTCTACTAAAGGATGATATATGGGTAACATTAGATTATCCTGTAGAATTACATGCAGATGTGTTAGAGTGTGGTATGACAGAGTATAACACTTTTATTCCAATGATTAGTGTTAGATTGCCTTACATTGGTCAGTTAGGATACAACGCATGTATCAAGTTAGATGACAAAGACTTTAAGGCAACTAACCCAGGTGTGTGGACACACTCAGTACATGACTTAATGGATAGAAAAGTATTTACTGATTGGTCCAAGTACACCAAAGATGAGATCATAGATTGAACGAAGTAGGCATATCCGATGTAATAGGACTTATAGGTGTAGCATTATTGATTACTACCTATGCATTATTACAGTTTGATAGGATAGATCCTAAAGGTTTTTGGTATAGTTTTAACAATATGATTGTTGCTATACTGGTTACTGTAAGTTTAGTTTATAGTTTTAATTTAGCAAGTATGGTAATAGAAATATTTTGGTTCAGTTTAAGTTTATATGGGGTATGGAAATACTATACCAGAAAAAAAGGTTGACAAATGGTGCTATTTTATATAAAATAGTATATTAGATTATGAAAATTAAATTAGAAATAGATATCGATACAAAAGAAGATATGGACGAGATCAACTCTTTAGTAGAGCTCGTAACCGAATTTAGAGACAGATTGATTGCTCTACAAGACGGAGATTGGGATGATGATTGAGGACATACTTAATTTTATTGTAGGTATTGTTTTTCTTATTGGTGCAGGCTATTTTGCTTACATGAGTAACGTGTTAGTTAGCGAAAAGAAAGCAAGATACAAAGCAGGAACACATGACTATTATGATAATCCTATTGAGAAGGACCATGAATGATAAACTTGTAGTCAATAGACTTAAAACAAAAAATTTAACGTTATGGGATCCGAGCAAGGAAGCATAATGAAAGAACATAGTCCAAATGGACATGTAGTTTTGAAGGAAGTACCTTTAGAATTTAACAAAGAAGGTAAGACTTCAAAAAAAGGAAAGAAAGAATGGTAACAGGAAAAGTAAAATGGTTTAATGCAGAAAAAGGATTTGGATTTATTACCCCAGATGACGGTAGTAAAGACGTATTTGCACATCATACAGCAATAGTAGGTGATGGGTATAAAACTTTAAATGAAAACCAAGAAGTGACATTTGATGTCACCGAAGGTGCAAAAGGACCACAAGCAAGTAATATTGTTTAAGGAGATTGTATGAGAAGTATTTGGGTAACATTTAGTAAAGAAGGTATACATAAGTATCCTGCGGCATTAGAAGATCCTAATCTAGCAACTGGCGACGAGTATGACGTTAGTTTCCTAGGTTATCCTCATAGACACACATTCCACTTTAAAGTGTGGATTGAAGTGTTCCATGATGACCGAGACATCGAATTCATACAGTTTAAAAGATGGTTGGAGAATCAGTATCGAGATGCTATTCTTCAACTTGATTTTAAGTCATGCGAAATGATAGCAGATGACTTATACGAAGCGATCAACGATGAATATCCTGGTCGTTACATAAAGATTTCAGTAGCCGAAGATAATGAAAACGGTTGCGAAATGGAGTATCCAGTAGAAGACTTGGATGGTCCTGATTTTTCGGACACAGATGCAATAGCAGATGTATTCGACAGTTTAAAATAGGAGAATATTATGACTGAGACACATTTAAAAATGAAAGCACTCTTCGAAGAGTATCAAGCAGAACAAGATAAGTTTGAAAACGGTGGTGTTAAAGCCGCGGCAACTAGAGCAAGAAAGGCTCTAATGGAAATCTCTAAACTTTGCAAAACAAGAAGAAATGAGATTCAAGAAACTAAAAACGGAATGTAAGGAATATTAGCATGAGAAAACTATTTTATATGGGTCTAGAAAGTTACGAAGCACGTTATACGTTGCAACTGCAAGACTGGAATGAACGAGTATTCAACTTCAGAGGAGTTGACTATGAGGTTATTACTGGTGATGAGTTAGACAATAGCAAGGCTATTGTAACTGGTAGTGTGTTAGATGCACACGGTAGAACATATTATAGTTTATCTCAGACTATGTCCCTTATCCAAATGATGAAGAACGGTGAACTAACAAGTGATGACGTTATCTTTTATGAAGATATGTTTACGCCAGGACTTGAATGTTTGCCTTACATCATGGACCAAAGTCCACCAGAGTTTAGACCTAAAGTTTATCTACGTTTCTTAGCACAAACAACTGACCCAGATGACTTCTTGATTAGAGAAGGTATGTTTGGTTGGATGCGTAAGTATGAGGAAATGGTAGATGAATTTGTGGATGGTATCTGCGTGGCAAGTGAAGAGTTTGTAGCACATCTGCGTATTGCAGGACTTAAAGCACCTATCTATGTAACAGGTTTACCATATGGTAAAGAAGAAGTTAGAGGTAGGATTGATACAAACATTCCACTAGACGAAAGGACTAAACGTGTAGGCTTTGCGGCACGTTGGGACGATGAGAAGCAACCACATTTTTATATGGACTTAGCAGAAGCCTACTACAAAATAGATCCTGAAGTCGAGTTTGCAATCTTTTGTGGACATCCAGAACTTAAAAGTTCAGATCCAGAATATGTAAAACGTGCAATTGATTTGCAAGAAGCATATGAATTAGGCAAAGTAAGAACTGCAAACTTTAAAATCTACACAGGCTTAAAGAAAAACGATTACTATAATTTGTTAGCAGACAGTAGAGTATTATTCAATTGTGCATTACAAGATTGGGTAAGCAATACTGTCAGCGAAGCCGATACATTTGGTACACTCACACTATATCCAGCATATAGAAGTTTTCCAGAAGTATTTGCTAACAATGGTAATCACATGTATGTTCCATGGAGCATGGACGACGCAGTAGAAAAACTGTCCAGGATGTTTACTGATATCGAAAACAAAGATCTAAATAGATACAACATTGGAAAGATCAGTGACTACCAAGATGGAACCATAAACAGAACCCTCGATGTATTAGAGGGCAACGGAGAACAATATGCAAGGAATGGTTGGGATTTCCGTAAGCATGTTGCACAAAAGAAATATGAATGAAGAAGCAAAAACAGTCTTAGTTACAGGCGGTAGTGGATACATTGGCGGAGTAGTTTGCAGACTACTTGTTGATGCAGGACACAATGTTGTAAACTTAGACAGAGCAAAGAAACAAATACCAGGTGTAAATCAGTATCCTTTTGATATTGACAACCACCAAGTAAAAGGTATTATCAAATTGATCAAGCCAGATACTATTATACATTTAGCGGCTGACCATGAAGTAGGTAGAAGTGTAACAGAGCCTAACGTGTTTTATAAAAACAATGTTGCTAACACAATTGACTTACTAGATCATGCTGTAGAAAGTGGAGTTAAGAACTTTATATTCAGCAGTTCAAGTTCAGTATATGGTGATATCAATACATTCCCAACAACAGAAGACACACCAAAAGCACCAGTAAGCCCATATGGTTTAAGTAAAAGTATTATAGAAGATATACTTCCTGACTATGAAAAGGCTTACGGACTTAAATTTATAGCATTAAGATATTTCAATGCCGCAGGTGCAATGCCTGATTTAAGTCATGGTTACACACAAGACCCAGCAAGTCACATTGTTCCTATTATTGCTAGAAAAGTAATAGCAGGAGAAGATGTTGAAGTGTTTGGCACAGACTACAATACCACAGACGGTACATGTGAAAGAGATTATACACATGTATTTGATATTGGTACAGCACATTTATCAAGTATGAACTATCTAAACGATGGTGGAGACAGTGGCATATTTAATATTGGTGCAGGTAATAGTCAAAGTGTTAAGCAAGTGATTGCAGAGTTTGAAACAGTTACAGGTGAAACTATAAACACTATTGAAACAGATAGAAGAGCAGGAGATCCGCCTAAGACATTTGCTGATAACACATTAGCAAAAGAAACGTTTGGTTGGACTCCTCTATATGGTTTAAATGAAATAGTTGACCATTCTTACCAATGGGAACTAAAGAAAAATAAAAGCAGAAAATAGTTGACTTTTGCCAATAAAAATGGTATAATAGTATTATGAGTATAGAACGATTGGTAGTAACAGAAGCAGATCTTAAGAACATGCTACATAGCATTGTTAGAGATATGCACACAGAAAACTACAAACCAGAAATAATAATAGGTCCTAACAGAGGCGGATTACAAATAGGTGTAATGTTAAGTCATTATTTTGATGTACCATTTGTACCATTACAGTGGCAAACACGTGATGGTGACAAAACAGATCATGCAAATCTTATTGCATTTGTAAACGATTACAGAGAGAAGAACATATTGCTCATCGATGATATCAATGACACTGGTAAAACATTAAACAGCATAACTGAAACTATATATCAAGACTTTGTTTTTGATCTTAAGGTTGCTGTATTGTTTAATAAAACTACATCAACATTTGAGACTGTTGACTATTCAGCAGAAGAACTAACTCCGGACTACAATCCTTGGATAGTATTCCCTTACGAGGAGTGGTGGAAATGAAAGAAGCACATATTAGATCAGTAAGTAGAAGTAACCCTTCTAAAGGACAGTTTACATCAATGTTTGTTGTTGACTTGTTTAAGAATAAAGATAAGATAGGTGTTATTGAACTTCCTGGCAAGAGTAAATACTATGCTGAAGACGTTGTTGAGAATTGGCAGACCGGAATATTAGGAGAAGACAATGAGCACATCAAAAAGTTTGAGGAATCACCTCAAGGTTCTTGAGGAAAGACATAGAGAACTCGACAAGAAAGTTGCCGAGGACTACGAGCATTATCTAAATGATGATCAGTTAAATGCTGAAAAGTTAGAAAAACTCAAATTAAAGCATGAGATAGCAGATTTAATAGAACAAATAAAAGATAAGGAACAAGACGAGAAATGAGTACAAGTAATAAGATCAAGGATAGATTAGTTGCCGCTGGTAAAAGATTTTGGGCAGGAGATAATATCTCTGACTACATAGAAGAAGGTGAGAAGCAACAACTAATAGACGAACTTTCAATTAAGTTTGAAGATGTCTTGCAAGGTCTTGTTATTGATACTGAGAACGATCCTAACAGTAACGGCACAGGCAAACGTCTTGCTAAGATGTATATCAATGAACTAATGGCAGGTAGGTATGAATCTATACCAGTTGCAACTGCTTTCCCTAATGACAGTGAAGATAGATATGAAGGCATGTTGGTTGTGCGTAGCGAACTAACAAGTATGTGTTCACACCATCATCAGATAGTTAGAGGTGTAGCATACATTGGTATTATTGCTAGTGACAAACTAATTGGCCTAAGCAAGTACACAAGGATTGCACAATGGTGTGCAATGAGAGGTACACTACAAGAAGAACTTGCTAACGATATAGTTAGAGAAATACAGAAAGCCACAGGTGCAGAGCATTTGGGTGTGTATGTACAAGCAACACACGGTTGCGTAGAGAATAGAGGTGTTAAGGCACATAGTAGTCTTACACAAACAACTGTATTAAAGGGTGCATTTAAAGATGACCCAGGTACAAAGAAAGAGTTTATGGATAACATAAAGTTACAACAATCATATGCGGGTGACAAGTAAGTGATATTAAAAAGAAACAAAGCATGGGTATTACAAAAAGGATTAGTTCCTATTGATGCTGTATGCGATATGGTTGCAATGGGTAAGGATCTGCAAGATATCTTGCGTAGATTTTCTGTACTTAACAACAACGATATATTCGAATGTATAGAATTTTATGCACAAAATACTATCGTTCCTGACCATGATCCAGAGTCTTTAATATCATTGGTAAATACTGATCCAGAAGAAATTATTATTGAGGTAACAAATATAAATCAAACTGTATACTTGAAGTTAGTTGAACTGGGTAAAAGATATCACCCTGAGCAACAAGACTTCCATGTGTGTATGAATTTAGGTTTAAAGGTTGTATGTTTACATAACGTACAAAAGATTGAAAGTAACGCAAGTGAAATGCAAGATAGGCTACATAAAGCAGTACATCAAGCAATTCATAGATCAGTCCCAGAAGTATATGAGGACTTAGATAGAACAAAAGAAGATCTCGATTACGACGACTTCATTAAAAGAGAAAAGAATATATGAAACTAAGGTATAGTGAAGCATTTTATTCAGTGCAAGGAGAAGGTAGGTTTGTTGGCGTACCAAGTATTTTCCTTAGAACTTTCGGATGTAATTTCGAATGTGCAGGTTTTGGTCAGCCCAAAGGCAACTTGATTCCTGTAACTGAAATGCCATATAATACCGATCCTTTAGCGGATAAAGAACATCCTAATGCTTATAAGAGAATTGAAGAACTTCCAGTCACTCCAGTAGGATGTGATTCTAGTGCTAGTTGGAGCAAGAAGTATAAACACTTACAGATGACTAAATCTGTTGATGAGGTGATTGATCACATCACTAGTTTACTTCCCAACAGCACATTCACCGGCCAACACGGTGAAGACATACACCTGGTGATCACAGGTGGTGAACCGCTACTAGGGTGGCAACGTGTTTGGCCGACTCTTTTAGACGAGTGTGTGAAACGTGGGTTAAAGAATGTAACATTCGAAACTAACGGAACACAACTTGTTAAGAGCGATCTTATATCGTACTTTAACCTAACACAACCTAATCTACATGTAACTTGGAGTACAAGTCCTAAGTTATCTATCAGTGGTGAGACTACTGAAGATGCATGTAAGCCAGACGCATTGGCTACTATGAACCATGTAGATAATAGTTTCTTATACACAAAGTTTGTTGTACGTGATGCAGAAGACTTTAATGAAGTTGATATGTTTGTACAAAATTATAAAGATAACGACATAGAACTTGACAGCATATTCTGTATGCCCGAAGGTGCTACATTAGAACAACAATCACTAACAGAAAAAGAAGTTGCAGAAACTTGTTTGCAAACAGGATATAAGTTTAGTCCTAGATTGCATATTAGTTTGTTTGGTAACGCATGGGGTACATAATGCAAGAGCTTTGGCATAAACATATTTGGAAGATTACATTTATTATTTGTTTGCCATTGTTATCTGCATGGGCATTTGCAGATGAGATTGTAGGCTACACTGAACATGGTACGCCTGTTTATGAAAGCGAACTGCAAACAAAACCTACCGAAGTAACCAAACGTATAAAGATACCTGCACACCGCATTAGAAGTTATGAGAGTGTAGACTTTAGCACAATTATTGTACATGCTAGAACAAAGGGCATAGATAAAAGTTATGAACTAAAAACAGCAGGATGTTTTGATATAGACTGGGCACATCAAATATCATTTGATTCATTTAGTTCAATGTATATTAGAGTTGGAGATAAAATTAGATATCAAACACTAACTCCTAGTTGGAGATACTCTGGAAACTATTGTGTAATAACAAAGATTACAGAAGTCAACATTGAGGACGATGATGTTCGTTAAGGCTTGTAGTGAATGTGAAAAGTTTGTAACAGGTAATCCTGTTTATCACACACCAAACTATGAGCATGTATTTTGCGATGCATATTGTAGTAACGCATGGTATAGCAAAACATTTGTAAAGATGGATGCTAAGAAAGACCAAACGGAGAATAATAATGATTGATGGAGTAGTATTGATGGCAATAATAGTGCCAGTAATAATAACTTTATTTGTGTTTATGGTGCAACTTATAAATGGTAATGTTGGATCGAAAGGTATAACACAACCTTATAAAACAAAGAGCGGTAAGACACATACTGCTAAAAAAGAAAGAAGTGAGTATATAGTATGAGTAAGAAAACAAAATTACCTTTTAGTATGATGCCTGCTAGTTGGGGTCTGAAAGGAAAGGCACGAGCAAGAGCAGAAGCAGAATACTATTACGAAGGTGTAGAACTAGAAAAACAATTAGCATTTATTGATTGTGATACTGATCACGATAAAAGTATTGCTGAACTTGATGTTGAACTTAAAGAAGGTGTAATAGATGAGCAACAATATGATAAGAAAGTTGCAACTATTAGGAAAGAACCTTGGGTTGAAGTTAAAAAGTTAGAAGTAAATCCAGAAAATGCTAAAGCAGGATACATGGAACTAGATTGGAACGACGAGTTTGTTGCAATGCTACAAGGGAATGGATACACTGGTGAGAGTGATGAGAGTGTAGTAAACAAATGGTTCAATGATGTATGTAGAACTGTTTTATTGCAGGAAATAGAAGACCAAGACTATGGATTACAACCACAAGGTGATGTAATTAAAGTTACAAACCCTAATGTAACAATAGAGGGACCAAATGACTGAAGATAATAACCCAAATAAACTTGCTAAACAGAAGTTAGCAACATTAGTAAACACTTATATTGCTCCTCAAATAGCAAGTTTTGTTAAAAAACTAAGTGATGTTGAGCTTGTAGAACTACTTAAAAGTTTTAAGACCATGAATATTGATCTAATAAATGACTTGACAAAAGAGGCAAAAGAGCGTAAAATAATGAGTGATAGTTGGGAAGAAGAAAGTCCCTTTGATAAACTTATAGAAGGTGGAATAGCAGACAAATGAATTATTTACTTGTAGATGGATTAAACATGTTCATGAGAGCCAAGCACGTTGGTGGCAGAGGCAATGACATAGATACTAAGATTGGTATGGCAATGCATATCATGTTTAACAGCATCAACAAGTGTTGGAGAGAGTTTGACGGCGACCATGTTGTATTGTGTTTAGAAGGACGTTCATGGCGTAAAGACTTTTACGAGCCTTACAAGAAGAATAGAAAAGTAATTGCTGATCAACGTAGTGTCAGAGAACAAGAAGATGATGAACTATACTTTGAAGCATATGATGATATGGTACAGTTCTTTTCTAACAAAACTAATTGTACTGTATTGAGATGTGAACAAGCAGAAGCAGATGATATGATTGCTATTTGGACACAACAACATCCTAACGATAACCATTATATTATTAGTACAGATAGTGACTTCTATCAGTTACTAGCACCTAATGTAACGCAGTATAACGGCACAACGGATCAAGTAGTTACATTAGAAGGTTGGAAAGATTTAAAGACTGGAGATACTGTTATAGATAAGAAGACAGGCGAACCTAAGAAGCCAATCGATCCCAAGTTTATATTGTTTGAAAAGTGTGTTAGAGGCGATAGTTCAGACAATGTGTTTAGTTCCTACCCAGGTGCTAGACTTAAAGGCACTAAAAACAAAACAGGTATCACAGAAGCATTTGAAGATCAAGATGCTGGTGGATACAATTATAATAACTTTATGTTACAACGTTGGGTTGATCATGAAGAAGTAGAGCACAGAGTTAGAGATGACTTTGAGCGTAATAAGATTCTAATTGATCTCACAGAACAACCAGATGAGATTAAAGAGCTCTGCATAGAGCGAATGAATGAACAGAAGAAGAGTGAAGTTGTACCACAAGTAGGTATACACTTTATGAAGTTCTGTGCTAAATGGAACCTACAACGTATGAGCGAGGCGGCTCAAACATACGCACCTATGTTAAATGGGAAGTGGGATGAGTAAACTAAACGAGGACATAGACACTATGATTGAGGAAATCAAACAACCAAAGGCTACTAAAAAGTATATTTACGAGTCGCCTGATAAAGGTAAAACTGTCTACAGACGAGAGTTTGGGTCAGATGTCCGTGAACTTGTTGAGGAGAAAACAAATGATTAAATTCAAAGAGCAGGTTAAACTGCAAAAGATAAGCGAAGATGCTTGGATAGTAAACGATGATACAAAACGTGTAGGTATTCTACATAAGACTGTGCAGGATAAATTTACATACTTGGATAAAACTGAGACAGTAATTTTTGAAAACGACACAGAAGTAAAAGAATTCTTTAAGAACGAGTTTGTATTTGATGAAGGTACAGAGTTAGATGTAACTCAGCCAGCAACATTTTATATTAAAGGCTATCCAGTTGATTATCTAAATCCAATACCAGTAGATCCAAGTGATCCAGACTACCTAGAGCATATACCGTTGTTCTCTAAAACAGAAAACAGTAAGATTTATTATGCGGCAGGTTGGTATGCTGTAAACTTCGAGAAGGGTTGGAAACATGCAAACTGTCCTAAACTTAACACGTTAGTTATGTATGGTTATGAAGGACCATTTAAGACTAATATGGAACTTAAACAAAGACTAAAAGTTCTTAATAAGTTAAAGAGACAGGCTCAAAAACATGTCTAATGACCTTAGTAATTTAGATAAATTTATACATAGGGTCAATGCTTTGAGAGAAGCAAAGGTATCCGAAACATCATTTGATGTTGCATTCTTAGGCAAAGTTATTGATGAACTGCAACCTAGTAAGCAAGTTAAAGTTAAAGAAGATGTAAACATCACAATACGTGATGGAGGCAAATTTAAATAATGGTTGAAATAGTTCCTAGGAAAATACGAGAAATGCTATCACGAGTAACAGGAACTACACCACAAACATCTGGTATACATTTACATGAAGACAAAGACTGGAGAGACGGTTGCGGTTACAATGTAAGATGTAAATACGATGTTATATATGATAGCGGAAGATTTACAGGTAAAGATGAAGAGTGGGCTGATGTAGGCATTCCACATGGTATTCTTCACATGATAAATAATAAGTGCCCAGGTAACTTCGGATGGAGATTTGAAGTAGAAGGCACTACCAAATATGCAATTATATCGTTTGACGACAAGGAATATGCATTTTGGTTTAGACTTAAACACAGTAAACAATAAGGAGACACATGAAAGTAGAAATATATAGCAAACCGGCATGTCCGTTTTGCGTTCAAGCAAAAAACTTAGCAGAACAAAAAGGTTATGATTTAACGTACAAGATGTTAGATGAGGACTTCAGTAGAGAACAATTATTCGAAGTGTTCCCAACAGCAAGAACATTCCCACAAATTATAGTAGACGGCGAGAAAATCGGCGGCTTTACTGAATTTAAAGCACTAGTAGACAAAAGTATGTAATGCCTTGAAAACAGACTACAAAATATTAAATCAGATGGAAACAGAAAAAATAGAAGAAAAACTCAGTTCTGAAGTTAGAGAAGAGTTTGCCAACAGTACAATGACTAAAACTGGCCGACTTGCTATGGAACTTGCCGCTGAACGATCTCGTCTTAGACAAGAGATGGAAGAATTACAGGTTCAGGTTGAAGACTTAAAGCCAGCAACTCCAACAGGAACTGTTGACAGTTATGTTAAATGGGTTGCAACTATACTCGGTGTAGTTGGCGTGTTTATAATGAGTGCAGGATTTAGTACACTAGGACAAGTATGCTATGCACTAGCGGCATGTTGTTGGATCTATGTAGGGCATTGTTGGAATGACAAAGCAATTATGATAGGTAGTGCTATCTCAGGAACAGCAGTTTTAATGAACTTAGTAGAGATACTATAGAAATGCCTAGACTAGAATTTGATTTCGATCAAAGATTTATACAAGAATACTTTGCAGATTTACCTATAGGCAGAGCACTCATAATTGGTGCTAACGAAGGATTCAATAATCCATCTTACAGTTTAATAGAAAAGGGTTGGAGAGCAGTATGTTGTGAGCCTAACCCTTTTGCCCTAAGCAGATTCTTAACTAATCAAAACAAATATCTAGAGCAAATTACATTTGTAAATTGTGCAATCACACCTACACCAGGTAAACTAACACCTTTTTATCTAGCAGAAAGACATGCAATGTCAAGCCTACATAATAATTGGTTGGACTTACAAGTAGAAAGAGGTGTATGTCCAGAAGATCAAGCAATTCAACAAGAGATACTGACACACACGTTAAGTTTCCAAGAACTACTTGATAAGGTAGGTGTTGACTTTGATTTAGTAGTAATTGATGCAGAGGGTGTTGATCCTGAGTTATTAGGTGCTATAGATTGGAGTCAATTATCTAAATGCAGTATGATATGTGTAGAAGATATTGGGTCAGGTGCTAAGTGGATAGAAGATGTAGGGTTTAAACTCTACCATAAATCACCAAGTAATTACTTCTACAACAGAGTTTTAGACTAATTAAAACATGTTTTTATCAGTTTTTTTGATAAATAAATGTATAGGAGACTATACACATGAGCAGACCAAAACCGACAATATTGCTAGAAGCAGTACATAAGGACACATACAAGGCAGAGCAGATCCTTAAGGCTGAAGCAATTTATAGTGTCTTTTATAAAAGCAATCCTATAAACTTTAGAACTTTAAACAAACTTATCAGTTACCCAGGTCCTAAGTATAAGAAAGTATCTTTTAGTAATAGCGGACATGCATTTAACCTAGCAGATAAACTTAATAAAACTTTCCAAACAGATGAGTTTACAGTGGTAAAACTTACTCAAGGAGAAGTAATAAATGAGGAAGATCTCACTTCACCGAACGAGTAAACAGTTACTTAACTCTACTCCATATTCCATTGACGACGAAACACTTTATGTTTTTAAAGACATCTTTGACAACGAAATATTGAGAGCCTTACATAGTTTTAAAGTAAATAATCAATCTAAACTCGTTCCACAACAAGAAGACAAACAAAGAATAGGATGGAACTGTAGTGAAGATATGCCCGGCTGTCCTTTTGATGAAGGAGACTTTGCAGTAATATTAGAAACCATAAACGATCTATGCAATGCTAATTTTACACATACAAGTTTAGCATTATGGGAAGACACAGACGGTTATAAGATAGATAAACATGTAGATAACAAAAGTTTTACAGCGGCTATGCAAATATTTCTACCTACATATGGTGAAGCAATGGCAATACAAGACAGCGAACCTTTGCGTAATACAGGCACACAATTTTATAACAACAATCCGGAAGGCATGATTCAAGTACCTTTCATACCTAATACAGGATACTTCATAACAAACTCTCAAAAAGTATTTCATAGTAGTGGAGAACCAGTACCACAAGGATTTATTAGATCCAGTGCGTATTTTATATTCAAATGATAGAGCAAACACTACAATGGCAATTAGCAAACAAACTCCAAAAACTATATGATACTCTAGAGAAGTACGAAGTAGCAGAAGTTTGCTATATGATATTTAAAAACTTTGCATACAATCAGAACAAAGTAAGTGGTTTACGTTTAACCAAACTAGGCTACAATTTATTAAAGCCACATTACGACTCACATGATTTCACAGCAGATGAGGGAATACACAAGAAACTATTACTGGTTTTACACAAACAAATGAAATGGCCTTACTATTTAGATAAAAAGAAATTAGTACTGTTTAACGACGATGATGCCATGTGGTTAAAGATGACTGGCTCTGTCGAAAAATTTGCAAAAGGCTTAGAATAGGGTATAAATATAACAATGGCGTCAAGTATAAATCTCAATAGATTATTTCCTTTAACAAACAAACTGACTTTACCTGAAGTCTGTCATCCTAAATGGGTAAACTTAGGTGAGAATGGCAAGGTAGAAAGAACAGCGGACGGTTTTGTTGTTCAATGGATACCAACTGACAGTTACGAAAGATATCAAACACATGGCAACAAAGACTACGACGAAAGGTCTATGTACAAATTAAACAAACATTGTTTTAGAGCAGACAACTTTAAGTCAACAAGACATAGTAAGAAAAAGAAAATAATGTTTGCTGGTTGCAGTCATACATTTGGTATTGGTGTAGATCAACACGAAACTTATGCTGATATTATATGCAAAGAATATGATGCTGTCAACTGGAATATAGGTGCAGGTGGTATTGGTAATGAAACAATAGTACTAAACATTACACAAATGATTGATAACGGTTACATACCAGATATATTATATGTGCAATGGAGTTACCTACACAGACAATTGATGCTAACGGATAACGATATACATAGCACACTATCAACAAAAGCATTTGCTGGTAAGCCTGACGGTAGATATCATAGTCCGTATTTTGATTCTTATTGTGACTACATGAAAAACAAGATAAATAATGCAACATGGGATGACTCTGTAACATCTTTGAACAATCAACTTGACGAACTAGAAGATTATAGATTAGAGGATGATTTAAAAGAGTTATACCATTGGCATGGTAAAGATGATAGTAAAAGCGAATCTCTTAAAGCAGGAGAATACTTTGCAACATTTGGTTCTAAAGCATTACTAAATCAATACTATCTATTAAGAGAGAACGTTATAAACTTATGTAAATTGCATAACATAGTTCTTAAAGAGATACATGCAGATATGCAGATAGTAGAGTTTTTAGCAGAAACTGTTATACCTAACAAAGGTTATACAACTGGTGATGTGCCGGTAACATTAGACAGTTTAAGCACAGACTTTGGCAGAGATAATCTACACTATGGTAAAGAATCTAATAAAGCATGGGCAAAATATTTAATGGATTATACAAATGAAAAATAATGTATACCTATTTCAAGTACAATATGCTATTGAAATAAGCGATAAGACAAACTATTATTTGCCTTATTCTATTGGGTGTATTGTTGCCTACGCAAAACAGTTTGAAGACATCAGAGATAATTGGGATTTTGGTGAACTATTTTTTAAACGTGAAGATCCTATAGAGGTTGTTAAACGATTAGACAATCCTAAAGTATGTGCATTCAGTAGTTATGTGTGGAATGAAGTAATAAGCCAAGAGATTGCAAAAGAAGTTAGAAAACAATACCCAGACTGTATTATTGTTTGGGGTGGTCCGCAAGTAGGACCTGAGGATTATGATCTAGACTGGTGCGATATTGTTATCAAAGCAGAAGGTGAACGCAACTTTGTAAACATTCTCAGAGATATAGATGCTGGCAAAGAGTTGCCACAAACATATACCAGTGATAGAATAGATAAACTAGACGAGTGTCCTAGTCCTTATTTGGAAGGTGTGTTTGATGATATCATTGCTTCACACCCAGAAGCCGTATTTGCAATGACCTTAGAAACAAACAGAGGATGTCCATTCCAATGTACATTTTGTGATTGGGGTAGTTTAACCTATGCTAAAATTAAAAAGTTTGATCTAGATAAAGTTGTAGGTGAATTAGACTGGGCAACACAAAATCCAATTGGTTACCTTTGGGTAGCAGATGCTAACTTTGGTGTGTTTAAAGCCAGAGATATTGCTATTGCTAACTTAATAAAGTATGCATGTGATCATCCTGACAGTGGCATAGATGCTGTAAACATTCAATACTATAAGAACAGCACAGAAATATCATTTGAAATAGCAAGGATACTAGGCAAATATAACAGAGGTATGACGTTAAGTGTGCAAAGTATGACAGAAGAAGTATTAGTTGCTATTAAACGTGACAACTTAGAAATAAACGACTTAACAAAACTACTTAAACAGGCTAGAGAATATAATGTGTTAGCATACAGTGAAGTTATATTACCTTTACCAGAAGAATCATTAGACAGTTTTAAAACAAGCATAACACAATTATTAGAGTGTGGTCAACATAATGCTATTGAAATGTGGATGGGACAACTACTTAAGAACAGTGAACTAGGTTCCAAAGAGCATATAGAAAAATATGGCATAGGTTGGGTAGAAGCATACGATTATAATTATTATCATAACCCATTAGATTGGAATGAAAAACGTGAGAAAATAAACCTCATAAACAAAACAAACACCATGTCTACACCTGAAGTAACAAAAGCATACATGTATGGCTGGATGATATTACAGTTGCACACACAGGGTTATACGCAACTTGTAAGCAGGTATTTAAGAGGTGTACACAATATACCATATAGACAATTCTACGATAGACTGTATGAACTATTACAAATAGATGATAAATTAAAAGTTATATTTAACTTTGTTGAACAGTTTGAAAAAGCATACATCACTACAGGTGAGTTACCAGATCCAAAAGATATAGATCCAACTATCGAAGTGCCTAAACTAGGCGGACATTTTACAGCACAAATGAGTATGGACATGATATACAAAAATAGACAAAGTATATATGCTCTAGCAGAACAAATTGTAAACGAATTAGGTTTTACTAACGAGAGCATAATCAAAATGAATAGAGACCATTTGTATGAAGATAACAAAGAGTATCAATCAACTTATCATAGTGATTACGATATAGAAGAATGGACTCCCGGACAATTTGAGTATGAATTAGAGCCATGTATTTCTAAAAAATGGGTTACACAATCTATTGTGTCTGCTAAAGTCAACTCTGCAAATAAACAGATCGAAGCAATACAACAAAGACGCAGAGGTCTAAAAAATTACTATAAAAAACTTGACAACTGAAGCAAAATCAGTATAATAAGCAGTATGTTATCGCAATATAATGACAGCAGATTATGATAACATCTATACAATGAATGATATATGATATCGAGTCGATACGGAAAAAACCCTCAAAATGTGCTGATTTTGGGGGTTTTTTTGTGGAAAAACGTAAATTTGCCACATTTTTTGGTTGACCTTACCACTAAATAATTGTATAATAGTTGTATAAATTAAGCAAGTAGGAGTACTTTATGAAGAAGAAAATTGGAATATTAGCAATGGTTGTAGCAAGTTTAGTTGTTGCTACAGAAATTGAAGCAAGTCAAACAACATTGCATGTGACTGATGTTAAAGCAATCAGCAAAAACGTAACAAAATATGATTACGTTCCTTACACAGAAGAAGTGTGTTATGTATACAGACGTAACTCCAGGGGAGTTCTTGAAAAAATCGTAGATAACGGTTTTGGTTCTACTGGTGGAATGGTTGGTACTGGTGTTGGTGTTGCTATTGTAGATGAGCTAGGTGGCAATGATGCCGCTAAAATTATAGGTGGTCTACTTGGTAACAAAATTGGTAACGATATATCTGAAAAGAAAAGCAAAAACAAGAACAACTGTGAGTTGGTTACCAAGCACAAAAGACAAGCATATACTGAAACAATAGTTGATCACTACAGAGTAACAGGTACTTTAGGTGATGTAATTGGTCCAGTAGCAACGGTTAGACGTAACTTTGAGCCTATGGAAGGTGATGAGATTAGGGTAAATGTTAAAGTTTGGTAAAAAAACCAAAAAAAGTGATAAAAAAGGTTGACCTAGTCAGCCTTTTTTTGTATAATATATGTATATTAAATAAAAAGGTAGGAGATTTTATGTATATAATAGTAGACAAACACAACGATTCGATCCACAGTGAACCAACTCGTAGATCATATCGTTCAAGTCAGTATAAAACTGAAGCGGCGGCTAAGGCTGGTATTACTAGGACTGTTAAGTTCTATGATAAGGCTAAGGCACAGGTTGCCGAAGTTGTTGCTGAAGGCAAAGAAGAGTTTTATGCTCCAATGTATAATGCATTCAGAGATGCAACTGACAAGGACTTAGGCAGAACTCATTGTGCAGACAAAAATAACTACAGAGTTATGCATGTCGAAGAGTATGCTCTAATCGAGCCAATGATTACTAAGACTGGTATTGCACCAGGAACTGGTAAAGAAATTACTGTAACGTATTCAATCAATCAACCTCACTATTTGAATCCACTTAGTGAATCATACTGGAGTGCATAAATGTTAAGCAACTTTAAAATCATCGATGTCAATGAAAGAGAGACATCCGGTACCTCTTATGTAGGGTACATCACTGAGGACTACTCAACTCTTGTTGAAGTGTTTGGTCCTCCTCACTTTGATCAACCAAGTGGTGACAACAAAGTTCACACTGAATGGAACTTGGAATTCACTGTTCAAGAAGATGGCGAAGAGGATACTGAAACAGTTATCGCTACCATTTACGATTGGAAAGAAGAGTCAGCCAATGTGGCAAGGACTACTCCTAAGTACCAATGGCATGTTGGTGGTTTCAACAAGTTTGATGCCCTCGAGTGTATTTCACAAAGAATCCTTGATCACTATAGGCAATTTGGTAACAAATAATGAATGTGTTACAAGAACTAAACGCACTAAGCATTCGTAAGCCTCTATCAGAAGCAGAGGTTAGAAGCATTGTTGGTGCCCCTACTCTGGAAGAGGAGCAAACTTGTTCATGTGGTGAGGATGTAGATACATGTCCTGATGCATATGAACACATGACACACGGAGCATAAAATGGACCCATGGCATATAATTCAAGAACTAGAAAGCAATAACAGTTCTTTATTCAAGCAAGACGTTATCAAACAAAACATTGATAACGCAGAATTTGTTAAAGGTGCAAAGTATTGTCTTGATCCTCTTGTGACATTTGGTGTTAAAGATATACCAGTAAGCGACACAGTAGGTGACGGTATTGGTTCTGCTATGTTCTATGAACTTGCAGACAAGTTAGTAAGCAGAGAACTAACTGGACATGCGGCTCGTGATGCTATTCAAGAACTATGTGATACAGCATGTATTGATGAGTGGAACGATTGGTACAGACGTATCCTTATTAAAGATTTGAGATGTGGCACTGGTGCTAAACTAATAAACAAAGTAGCAAAGGATACTATTCCTTTGTTCGGGTGTATGTTAGCACACGATGGTGCCAAGCACCCTAAAAAGATAGCAGGCAAATGCTTTATTGAATACAAGTACGATGGCGTAAGAGTTATTGCTATTGTGAGAAACGGCTCTGCTACATTGTATTCACGTAATGGTAAACTGTTAGAAAACTTCCCACACATCAACGAAGCACTCAGTAAGCCTGAGTTTGAAGGCTTAGTGTTCGATGGTGAGGTAATGAGTGAGGACTTCCAAACACTTATGAGACAAGTGCATAGGAAAGAAGGTGCTCAAACAGAAGATTCGTACCTAGCAGTATTTGATATGCTTACCTTAGATGAATTCAATGCAGGTTATACAGACATGACAGCATTCGAAAGACGTGAGCGACTAATTGAGTTCCAACCATTGTTTAGTTACAGGCTACAACTTGTAGATGCTGTGATGTTAGACTTAGATACTGATGATGGTCAAGCAAGTTTCAAAGCAATGAACAAACAAGCCTTAGAAGAAGGCTATGAGGGTTTAATGATTAAACCTATACACGAAGGCTATAAGTGTAAACGTAGTCATGCTTGGTTAAAGATCAAACCTTTCATTGAAGTAACCTTAAGTGTTGTTGCACTAGAAGAAGGCACAGGCAAGAACGAAGGCTTACTTGGTGCCCTTGTTGTAGAAGGTGAGGATGACGGTAAGTTCTTCCACCTTAATGTTGGTAGTGGACTAACAGATGAAAACAGAGAGCAAATTTGGGCAAACCAAGATGCTGTTATTGGTCAGTTAGTTGAGATAAGAGCAGATGCGGCAACTCAAAGCCAAGACGCAGATGACACATGGAGCCTAAGGTTCCCAAGGTTTAAAACATTTAGAGGTTTTGAACTAGGAGAGAAACTGTAATGAATTGGAAATGTAAACATACGTGGAGACAAAGTGCAAACAATACCAAATGGTGTTTGCTCGGTTGTAGCATAGGTGACTTCGGTACTATCTTTGCTTTCCAGATGTTTGCAC